TCACGGTGCTGGCGCTGCAACCATGTCGCCCGCGGGATAGAGCTGCAACATCGCGCGAGCGGCTTCAGCATTCGACGTCGTGAGCCACTCTTCCCAATCGTCCGGCCGAAGTATGACGACCGATCGCTTTTCGTCGCCGGGCTTATGCATGCGCGACATGATGGGATCGCCCTCGGCGTTGACGGTGATCATCGCCATCGTGTGCGTCTCTCTTCCATCCTCACTCTTCAGCGTGCGCCAGATCCCTGCGACGCAATACGGCCGCCAATCAGCCAGCCCGATTCGATGCCAGACGTTTCGGCCGGTCTCGTAGCACGGTTCGTAGATCCATTGCGTCGGAATCAGGCAGCGGCGACCTGCGCGCCATGCCGGCCCGTATAGCGGCGACTTCCCAAGATTGTCGTCACGCACGTTCATCGTGCTACGCATGATCGGCGGCACTTTGCCCTCAGCCTTCGCCTTATCGATGTTCGCCTTCTGCATCGCACGCGGCCAGTAACCAAACCCCGCGAGGAACGCCTCGACGCGCCCGTCGATCATCGCCACCGTAGGCGCGAGATAGTCCGGGTAAATCTCCAACTCCCAAGGCGTTCTCTTCCATAGGTCGATCAGACCAAGCCGGAGCTCGCTGATACCCGGATCTTCGTCAGGGGCGCGATAGTTGGTGCACACGACAGCACCTCTTTTCAGGGGATGGATCACTTCATCATAGTCCAAGATATACTGTATAAAATTACAGGTTTTCTCGTATTACGAAATGATCCTGCCACCGTTCAACCCTCCCAAACTACCCGAGATGACCGAGTGGTGGACGCGCTGCACGTATGCAGACGTCCAACGGCTGATTCTCGAAGTTCAACACCAACGCCTCACGTTGTGGGAGCTCCGCAGTTGCATCGCAGATGCGTCGCGGCGGGCGCGCGCAATTGACCCGTCGTTGCTCGAGTATGGCGCGCCGCTACGGAGGCTCGGCTACATTGTCGAGAAGGAAATCGATCGTGCCGCGCCGTTCGCCCGTATGCGAGAACCGGTCGCGCCCTTTTCGGACGAGTGGCGTGCCCGCGAAGAGCTCAAGTCTAAGCGCTGGGAGTCGCCAGACGACGCGCCGCCCGGCGCATCGCCGAAATCAATCCCGCAATTTCAGCGGGTAACGTGGGCTGAACTGCGCGAAAAATGGCGTCTCGAGGAAGGCAAGAAGGTCGGCCGGCATACGCTCGAGCAACGCATGGCTCTCGAGATCGCATATTTGCGAAACAACATTGTTGGAAAATCGCAAAAGCTCGTCGACGCAGCTCGAGCTGAGGCAGAGAAACGTGGGATGGAGCTATTCGCGCTCGACCAGTTAAAGCGCATCCTTGAAGTCGAGCGCGGCGAAGAGGCGTTCTATCGCATCACGTAGCAGGGACAAAAGATGAACGACCAGAACTTTCCCGATGAGATGCGAATACCTGCTCGACTGTGGCGAACGCCACTCTCGCCGGCCACCTACTGCCCGCCCAAAACGGGAGCGGCGCGGCGAACTGCCGATGCATCAGACTGGATCGCCACTACTGCTCGGAATCGAGCCTTTGGGCAAACGCGGCGTTTTGAGAATCGCGGCCTTCGCACTGAGCAATTCGTCGTCGCCTACCTCGAAGCGGCGCAGCCACGCTGCCGTTGATTCGCGCGTGTTGTAGACCGGCGCGCCGGCGTTGACCGTGCCGCGCTGAAGAATGTCCATGCTTTCCGCTCGCACGCGCCGCAGTGCCTTATCGAGGACGACGTAGGCCGGTGGCAAGAACGGGGGTTGCTCCTCGCGCTCGGAGAGGCCCGACTCAGGCAATACGCCCGCACGGACGATAACGCCGGCACCGTAATCACCAATGGCAAACCAATTCGGAGGGAGTTCCGACGTCAGCGCGCGAACACCGCCGACGGTGTCCAACATGGGCTTGCCGATGGCTGTCAGCCAATTGACGGATTTAATTTTGCCCTTCAGATCGCGGGCTGAAGTCGATCCGGGGTCGCCGACATCGAGCCCCGGCATAATTTGCGCGATCCAGTATTCCGTCGCCTCATTCTCGTGAGGAGCGGTCGGGGAAAGGTTGACGGCGAAGCCCGCCTGACCTTGAATGGCATCTAAGCGGCGCGCAGCATCAAAGAACAGTTTTGCGAAGGCATCGGGGTTCTCTTGGACAGCCACAACCGGCCATGAGAACGCTAGGGAGTTGAGACCGCGATTGCCCATCTTCTCTTGCCACTGGCGCTGACCCACGACCTCGAATCTCCAAAAACTTGCGTCCGAGGCTTGCTCCCCGCCAACGTAGCAGAAATCGAAACGGTCCTCAGGACCGAGCTTACTGGCTGCTGCACGCAGAGGCTTGGCTCGCGCGAACGGCTGCGCCGCCTTCCCGTTACTCCATAGGAACGTCAATTTGCATTCGGGTACAGCACAGTAGTCGTCGAAACAGTCGGCAACCGCCGCGCGGACGGCGGGATCGAATGCACGCTCAAAATAGAGCGACGCGCGCACGACGACGGCCGCTCCGATTCCACCGGTTGCGTAGCGAGGTTCCAAAAGACCATTGGGCACCAGCGCTTTGCCCTGATTGGCCTTTGCCCATTCGAGAAAATTCTGATCCATATTCGCGTCGATGCTAGGAAGGCTCAATTATGGAACGACTATGGGGGGCGGCGGCAACGGCAAACCACCCATGCTAGGCGGGGAAGCAGGACTGCGGTTAAGTAGTTGACGCAGGGAACGCCCGAGTTCGGAGAGCGCCTCAGAAACCGCTCGGAGCGGACTTTCATTGGCGTCATCGTCGGAGCAGTCACAGTCGCCGGGGCCCATAGTCGCAACCTTTTCGGGCGAACCGGCAATGCGTGCGTAGTCGTCCTCTTGCTCGCGATCCCTTTCTTGAGGCGGGAATTTAATCTCCACCACGCTCTTGATGTTGTCCTGAGTTGGCGGCAGAGATCCGTCCTTGACAATCACCACGTCGGGGCGCCGAACAGCACCGGCGCGAGCGGGATACGCATCTTTCCCGCCAGGCCAGTATTTTTGAATCCAGCCTGGCAAGTAAGGGTGCGGCTCCAAGGGAGACGCGGAGCGCATGATTGGCGACGGAGGGATCTGTGTCATGTCGTAGTTGACTTCCGACTTGTACGGGCTCTTCCACCCCATCGACCGATCCACGTCGCGCAGGTTGCGCGAAACGCACTGCTGCTTGAGGCTTTGGCCCGATGCACCAGTGTCTGGTTCTCGGCTGCATACACAAACGGCCTTGCAAATGACCTTTTTATCGACCGGGTCGGGCGTAGCGGGCCGAAGACGCACGGGCGTCGTTTCGCCCTTCGGCGACATGCCACCTTGACCGGAGTTGGCTCCGTAGGCACGACCACTCATAAAACTCCGCCTTCGCCCGGCCCCTGAGTCGACTCGGCTGAAAATTGCAGCGATCCAGCCGTGTTTGCCTCATGCCACTGCGTGTAGCCGTCGGCGTCGGTCTGGCCGGATATTGTCCGGCCGTCCGCTGTCTGCAGAACGTAGGGATGGTTCGCGATCGGTTTTCCAGTCGTCTCGTCAAATACCTGGAAGCGCCCACGGTATAGATTGTCCGGCCCTCGTGGCATCGACTGCGGGACGACGCTCTTCCCACCGCCGATCGAATTGCCGCCAGCAGCCCCTGATGCCGGGGCTACCGTGGCGAAGCCTTGCGACGCGATAAGCGTTGCCCCACACGCGGTCTTGTCTCCGTCTGTAGCAATCGGCCTGTCACCAAACGTCATGTTCAACTCGCGCTTTACGCTGACGATCGGGTAAATCCCGCCACATCGCGGACACGTCACCATGTCGCCAAGCAATGCGATTGCCCTTCCATGAACCGTGTTGGCGACATTACAGCCGACTACACGGCCTCCATGCGTGGTCGTGTCTCCCTCGCAAATAAACGCAAACCCCATGTCGAAGTCTCCACAAGGAAATTTTCGGACGAATGTAGCATGGGGGAAATTGCGGGAGCCACCCTGTCAGACATGACAGGAGTCCAAATCCGTTATTCCGCGAACACCGGAATTGGATCAAAACAATGCACCTGATTTTGGATGCAAAGCCCCGGTCGAGCGACCGGGGCAACTGAACGAACTATTTCTTTTCCGGCTCGATCCCCCAGCACTGCCCCGCTCGCTCGTATTCGGGAATCGCCTCCGGATTGTGTTTGCACTTATCGATCGTGTCGACCGCGATCTGATATTGCTCGACGAGCGGGTCGACGATGCCCGCCATGTACGCATCGCGTGTCGCTGCGTCCGGTGAATTGCAGTCGGCCCCCATATGTTCTGCCGTCGGGCGCGCACCACCAACGGGTCTGAACTCGCGAACTTCCATCTTTGCCGGACCATAAGGCGTCGTGGTGGTCGTCTCGTACTTCGCCGAATTCGCGATGACGTCGTAGAGAGCCGCCGATGCAGTCCGTTGCGTCTTCGGAACGACATTTCCGCTCGCGTCGACCATCTGAGCAGCTTTGGCCGGCGCGCACGACACGATCGGAAGTGCAGCGAAAACCATGCGCCCCTTCAGGTATTCGCGTGCAGCATAAATTGCGAGATCCCGACCGAATTGTTCGACCGCCGCCTCGCGCTCGGGCGAGTCGATGTAACCACTCATATCGTCAAACTGGAAATTCACCAGCGACCACTCGCTAACACTGACTTTCGTGTTATTCAATGCGTCACCGCTTGGCGGCTCTCCACCGTTTTCCGCCATCACAAGTTGACGAAGCGTTGTCCCGTCGATCACTCCGGGATACACGCCAACATCGGCAGCACGCGCCTTGAATGCGGCCTGCAATGCGCTGATTGTTGCTTGTCCGCCAGCGAGTGCCCCACCCGCTCCCATTTGTGAGGATGAGTCCGCGGTCACCGCCATCGCACGCGCGGTCTGCACTGCAACCATCGGAGCACCCGAATAGGTTAAGCGGATCGCTGGCCCTGCGCCGCCCTGCTCATCATCGCCACCGCCGCACGCGGCCAATGTCGCTGACATCACCACTGCAATTATCGTTTTCTTCATTTTGATCTCAGGTTCTTGTTGATATTTCATGCCCCGCAGGCGGAATATTACACAACAATTACGGCTTTCTTCCACGGACATAAGCCCGCGCCACGCGCGGGCACCGGATCAGAAAAGCCCGGCGGGCTGCGCCGCATCGTCCCAACTGAAAATGATCAACTCGCGGCGCTCGACGCCCTTTCCGCCGCCGACCGTGTACTGAATCGGCACGCTCTCGATGTGGAAGCCGGCGAACACCCGCCGGATCTCCGGATGGTCGTTGAGGCTGACGATCGCGCGCCCCTTGATCGACCGCAGCCGCTCGGCCATCTTCTCGTACTCCGCGAAAGGGAACGCAACGCCATACCCTTCCGTCTCGAAGTACGGCGGGTCGAGGTAGAACAGCGTGTGCGGCCGATCGTAACGATCGAAGCACGCTGCCCAATCGAGCCGCTCGATGTACGCATTCGCGAGGCGAATGTGCGCCGCCGATAGCTCCTCCTCGATGCGCAGCAGGTTCAGGCCGGGCACCGTAGTTGTCGCCGTTCCGAACGTTTGCCCTTCCAGCTTGCCGCCAAAGCAACTTTTCTGAAGGTAGTAGAACCGTGCCGCACGCTGGATATCGGTGAGAGTCTCCGGGACCGTGTGCTTGAGCCATTCGAACACCTGCCGGCTCGTCAGCGCCCATTTGAACTGACGCACGAACTCTTCGAGATGATGCTGAACGACGCGATACAGGTTCACCAGCTCGCCGTTGATGTCGTTGATCACCTCGACCTTGGCCGGCGGTCGCATGAAGTAAAGCGCGGCCCCGCCCGCGAAAACCTCGACGTAACAGTCGTGCTTCGGAAAGCGCGGGATGATGTGGTCTGCAAGGCGGCGCTTGCCGCCGATCCACGGAATAATCGGATTTGCCATTGTGAAAGCCGTTTTTAATCTTGGTGTAGAATCCGGCCCGCCTACGTAGGTAAGCAGGGCCTTGGCCAATTCACTGGGGCATTCAGTGGAAAGGCGACCGACATGTGTGTTCCCGCACGCACGCCGGTCGCCCTGTTTCTCGTTACTTCCGCTCGCAGCCCGGCGTTTCCGGACGGACTGCACACACGTAGCCCTGTAGGGCCGTCAGTTTGTCGATTTCGCGCTGATCGTCGCCGGCGACACCGAAAACGCGTTCCGCAACCGCTGGGTCGACGTCAGCATAGGCGGCGGCACCATCGCCCACGCCGGCGGCGCTGGAAGCGGCGGGCAAGCCGTCGCGATCGGCTGCCGTGCAGTTTCGGACGGCGACGCGCAGCCGCTCAGTGCCAGCGGCAAGAGCAGCCCGCAGGCTGCGATTCTCTGCTTCATGCTCGTTCCTCTCCTTCGTGGTTCGTTGGTCGGCGACGGCCACCGCCGACGCTGCCGCATCGTGCGCGGCGGTCGCGCGCTGCTCGGCGTCGAGCGCGGCACGCGACATCGCGCCCAACGCTTCGGCGTGCCGTTGTGCGTCGAGCGCCCGTGCAGCCTGCTCGTCGGCAAGCCGGCGCGCGCCGATCAGGTGCTCGACGCCAGCGCCGGCCGCCATGCCAAACAGCGCGGCCAGCAGATACGGAGTTGCTTTCGGCATCACAGCCCCCGCTCGCAAATTGCGCGTTCCGTGGCGCGGCGTTTCACGAGACCCGGCAGCACTCGACCGCCGGCAGTCACCCACTGCGGCCGGCCGCTGTCCGACTCGTTGATCGCACGGCACGCGCCCCGCCAGTCGCCCGCGTTGAACCGCCTCGCGGTTGTGCTTCCGCAGTAGGCTCGCGGCCCGATGTTGTAGGCGAAGCTCACTGCAGCCGCGAGCTGATATGTGCGCCCCCTCAAGCCGGGCGTGCACGTCAGCACCGGCTCCGCGTGCTCGATGAGCCGTTGCTCGAGCCGAGCGCGGCATTCATCACGCGTGAAGCTCTGGCCGGCGTACACGTCTTTCGTATCGCCATTGCACGCCGTGATGATGCCGATCGGATCTGGCCGCGCGACGAGCACCTCGCCCTCGAATGCAGGAACGATAGAAAGCAAAAGGGCCGCTGTCGCGGCCCCTACCACTCGAATCAGCGTCTTCTTCTCAGCCATCGTGATGCTCCAGTTCACGCAGGCGTGCGGCAAGCTCGATCTGCTCTCGACGATCCTTACGCCGTGCGAAGTAAAAGTTCAAGCCGAAAGTCGCGATTGCCGTGAGAATACCGACGATCACGCCGATATCGGTCAACGTAAGCGACGACGCGACCGACGCTATGCTTCCCGCGTAGCTCACGGCTTCCGTAGGACTAGCTCGCATCCACTCCTCGCAGAAATGAAAAAGCCGCCCAAAGGCGGCGTATTAAATGATCCCAGTGCCATCAATCACCATGAACTGCATGCGCCAGCACTCTCGAAACGTCGTAATGTTCGGCGCTCTCCCCCCGTTGTAAATCCGCGTTCCCCAACCGACATCGCCGCCGTTCACCCGAACCGTGCCGATTTCAAGGATGTCCCAAAGCCGCTGATTGCTATTCGACGAGCCCCAGATGTAGTGCGCCGCCCACATACTCGAGATCAGCACTGGCCGTCCGTATGAGCGCAGTTGCCAGGGCGGATTCGGCGCGCCCTCGACCGTCCATCCCTCACCCCCATTAGCGGGTATGTAAGCGTCGTAGACAACGTCGAGCACTCGAAAGAAGGGGCTCGTGGCATCGGCGATTAACCGACCTTGTTGGTCGAACACCTGAAGGCCGAAGCGGTTTCCGCTAGGCCGCACGTTCGAAAAAACAAACAACCTGACGGTCGCTTGTACCTCGGTGATAAATCGAACCGTATACGTTCTGCCGTCATCGCTTTTCGCGTCCCAAAGCGAAATTCCCACGCCAGCGTCGGCTGAGAATGCATACAACGGCATGTTGGCTGAGAACGTGAACGAGGCAACCCAGAAGTCACCGTGATATTGGTAATTGGCGTTGTTGCGCACGGTATCGATGCCGATCCATTGCGACACGGCCGACATCGATTGCACAAGCTGATAATTTGGAGTCTGTCCGTCAATCTGGAAGACACCCGACTCCGTAAACGCTTGGAATCCGACACCCATCAAAACACCCCATAAACAAGCCATCCCGGCACAGGCGTTCGATCTCTACTGCTACCGTCGGTGCTGTATCGCCATGAAACACCGCCAGCACTGATCTGTACGATCGGAACAGGCGCGTTCATCGAGATATGCTGGAATAGCCAGTCCGGCATGAAAGACCAGAACGGCGTCCCGCGCGAAAGATCAGCCGACACATTGCCCGCGACGCCACCCTGAACTCGTTGCATGCCCATGACCCGCCCGCATCGTGTCGTGCCATCGAGCATCAAACGACCTGCCTCGTCGAAGATTTGCAAACCCGCCTTCATTCGTTCCATCTCCCCCAACGCACCAGAATGCCCCCGTTCGGGAAGTACACTCGCCCGCCGTTTCCGTCGATCACGGTTCGATAGCCACTGCCGTCGATCGAATTGATCTCGAACCACCCACTCTTATCGAGCCGCCACCCCTGCCGGCCCGCAATGTAGTCGTCCGACTGAATGTAACTGCCGATCATCGCGTTCGTGATCCAGCCTGCACCGATCAGCGCCTGCCGCAAAAACACTTGCCCGCCTTGCACAACGAACGGCGCGCCGATCACGCCCGCACCGTCCTCGTCGATCACGGCGAATCGCTTCGCAGACACAAGCACCTGCGATTCGACGATGCCGTTGTCGTTGTCCATGCCCACGCCGATCGATGCCATGTACTTACGCCCGTCGACGGTCGTCTGCACCTTGATCTGATACGACGCCGCGACGCGTCCGTTCAGATCGGCGTAGGACTGCGCCACGGTTTGTACCGCGGCCGCGTTGTCGTTCACCTTCGCCTGTACAGTCGTGATGTCCTGCGCCATCGCACGATCAGCTTCGACACGCGCAATCGTCTCCTTCTGCACCGCGGCGTTCAGCAGATTCGAGCCCGAGTGCAACTGGGCCGCGACTGTTTCGACTTTCTTCGCGACCGCCATATCGCCCTCGGCGATCGCCGCCTGCAGCGACCACACGCCAGCATTGAGCCTTTCGTCGCCCGCGTAGATCGTTGCGTCGCCGGCCATCGGCGGGGTGATTAGGTCGATCGGCGCGCGCAGCTCCGTGCCAAGCGCCGACTTCCCGATCTGGCCGGCGAAATACTTCTCGTAGTCGCTTTGATCCGTGCTCGGCTGCCCCTGCACGCCCGGCCCCTTCGCCGGGAACCACGGCCCGACGTTGCCGGACGTGTCGACCAGGCGCGCCCAGAAATAAAACACCTGCCCGACCGCGAGCCCCTGATACGACGTCGACGCCTGCGGATACGCGAAGTCGGAGAACTTGGTCGCGTCGTCGCGATTCGGCGTGCGGCTGTACCAGATCTCCGTTCGCTGCGTGTCGCCAGCGAAACCGTCACCCGGAAACGCCCATTTCAGATCGATCCCGTACACGATGCCCGCCGCAGTCAGCGACACGACCGACGGCGGCGGAGTGGTTTTCCCGGTCAGTTGCGTATCGACGCCGTACGCCGGAATCGATGTCACGCCGAGCGCGTTCTCGGCGCGCACCCGCGCGAGGTACTTGCCCTGATAGATTCCCGGCACCTCGACCTGCAGGCCGCCTGTCGACGGCACCTTCACCCACTCGCCGTTATCCTTCCGCCATTCGACGACGTAGCTTGTCGCGTGGTTCGCTGCATCCCACGCGATCACCATCGTTGTTTTCGAAATGCCCTGATCGACCACCGAGTATGTCGAGAGGCGGACGTTCGACGGCGGCGGCTGCACCGATGGCGGAACGATCGTGATCGGCCGTTGCTGAATCTGTGCGCCGTCGTCGATCGCCGCGTACTTCCCCGGCTCGTACTGCGTCGCGTTGATCGTGTAGACGATCTGGCCGTCGTCGTCGCCTTCCTGCACACTCACCACGCGATACTGCTGCGCCGCGAGCTCGCGGCTTTCGATCATCCACACAGCGCCCGGCACCGGATCGGCGTCGAAGCGCTCGGCGAGCGTGACCGTGTCGCCATCGACCGACTTGACCGCGCGCGCCTGGGCAATACCCGACGGCAGAATCGCCGTGAAGCGATCGCCGGCGGCGATTGTCGGCGCCTTGTCGAGCGTGATCCTTTCGCCGGCCGCTGCGCGGATGCGCCCGCCGATCCGGCGGCCGGCCTTCTTAGGGTCGGCAACGGCGATCACCTGTCCCGGCGCACAAAGCGTCCCGTCGAGCCCGACCTGAAACGAGACCGTCCCGGTCTCGTACCGCGACGTCAGCAGCAGCCAGCGCCCGAGCCGGTGCGCCTGCGCCTGCGACGTGCAGCCGAACGCCGTGACCTCCGTCTTGATGACGCCATATCGCGCGATCCCGTCGTCGTCCTGCACGGGCTCGACAGCTTGCTTGTACTGGTTCGTCGGATCGTTGTAGCTGACGAGCGCAACCGTGTAACGCGTCTTGCGTTCGCTGCCGACGTACTTGAATGAACCACCGACGACATTCGCGGCCGTGTACAGGTAGACCGGATCGGATGGCATATCGGCCGACGCGACCACCGACCCGGCGCCCCAGTACGAAATGCCGCGAAAGACGCTCGCGAGATCCTGTACCACCTTGAATGCGTCCGCGCGCGTCTGAAGCACGCAGTTGCAGGTGAAGCGCGGCTCCTTGCCGCCCTTCCCGTCGGACACGAGTTCGTCGCAGTAACGCGCGATTGCGTACAGCGCCCACTTATCGACCATCGAAGCATCGACACGGTCGCCCAATCCGTTGAGCTTGTCGAGAAGTAGGCCGTAGTAGACCCACGCCGGATTGTTCGTCCATGCTGCCTTGAACGTACCGTCCCATGTACCCGAGTACGTACGCGTCTCCGGGTCGTAGTTTGTCGGGACTCGGAAGATCATCCCTCGCACGTGATACGAACGCACTGGCACGCTCGAGAACGAACGTGCGTCGAACGTCATACCGACAAGCGCCGTCATCGGATAGCGGAGCTTCCGATCGATGATCTCGGTAATCGCCTCGATGTTGATCGCGTCGGCGATCGTCGCCGTGTGCGCGTTCGGCGTGATGCGGCGCACGCGGATCAACCAACCATTTTTTGCGCGCGGCAGCTCGATCCGATGCGAGCGCTCATAGAGCGACGTTGTCTTGCCGTCGAACGCACCGGCCAGCACCTGCGCATACGACCCGCCGTCGACCGACAAGTCGATCGCATAGTCGACGCGATAGCCCGTGATATTGCCGTTCGACGTGTCCTGACGCTGTAGTGCCGGCACACCGAAGCGCACGCGCACCGCAGTCAGTTGCGTATTCTGGATTTGGCGCACCCACGGCGCGTCGGACGTCAGCGGCACGCCGACGCCGGCCTCACGCTCGACGGCCGGAAAACCCGGGATGTAGTCCTGATCCTGCGTGCCGGTTCGCGCGTCGACGGTGTAGTTCTGGAAATTCAGCGAGCCGTCCGCGTTCTGGATCGGCGTGCCGTCGAGATAGACCGACTGCAGGCCATTCACCAGCCCCACGATGGGCCCCGCCGAGATCACGTCGAGCACCTTCGCGCGCGCAATCGAATGCAGGCTGTCGGGCGATTCACTGCTGCCACCGCCACCACCACCTCCCTTGGCGCCGTAGATGCGCTTCACCCCGCCTTCAGCATGGACCTTCTTCAAACCTGATCCTCCGCATAGATTCCCGAACTGACCACCTTCGAGCCGACGACCATTTCGCCGATGACGAGCGGCACCGGCTCGCCCTGCGCAGCGCTGTTCACGGGTCCGTTGAAGTAGTACGACGTGCCGTTGTTCGCCGTCCCCGCGAGGCCGGCCTGTTGCGGACTGAGCATCTGCACGATGCCGCCCAGCGCCATCGACGCGCCGAGCCCCATCAGCGATGTGCCCCACGGCTGCGCGAAACCGAACGTCGCCACCGCGCCAACGGCAACGAGTGCGGCGCCGAGAATCGTGTTGAAGAGCCCGCCGCGCTTACTGCCGACGATTACCGGCGCAATGCGGATCTCGTCGCGCCCGACCGGATGCTCGAGCTCGTCCTCGTCGAGATTGCGCCGGCCGTTGAACACGGCGAACGTGAGGCCGGCGTCGCGCGCCGACGTCAGGAACGCACGGAAGCCGGGAATCAGCACCGATAGCGCGCGCACCGCCTCTGCGGTCGACGAGACGGCAAGGCGGTGAATGCGTCCGAAACGCACGCCGAGCGTGCCGTACAGCCTTATCATGCGAAGCGTCTCGCTCACTTCCTGTCTCCCACGTAGCGCAGCACCGTCGTGCAGCTGTCGGCCCACATTCCGCCCCACACCGCGCGCGTCGACAGACGCCCGTGCATGTGGTGCAGGAATTGCCCGTCACCGAGATACACGCCCGCGTGATTCGGCACACCGTTCTTGCTGCGGATCTGCATCAGCAGCACGTCGCCGACCTGCAACGTCACGTCGCGGCCGACGTCGAGAAAGCCAGCGTCCTGATAGTGGTTGAGGTAGAGATTCGATCGGCCATCGTTCCACCACTCGTCCTCGCGCTCGAAGTCGGGTAGCGCGACGCCGCGCTCGGCGAGATACCAGTCGCGCACGATCGCGTAGCAGTCGTGCACGCCATGGACGAACTGGCGGCCGACTAGTCGCGCGACGTAGCCTCCCGGCTCGAATTCGCACCAGTCGTCGATGCCGATCGAGCCATCGGCCTGCACGCCGAGCGACACGATCACCCATTTCGCGATGCCGCTGCGCCCGCACATCGTGCGGTCCTCGTCGGTCGGCTGTGCCGATGCGCCGGGATGCGAATGAACGAGAGCGACAATCTCGCCCATGTCTTCGGCCGCTGCGTAGTCCTCCGCTGCGAGCGCGAACTGGTCGGTTGGTGCGGCCGCGAGGTTGCGGCAGCGCACGTATATCTCGCCGCTCTCGGTCTTCACAACGAGCCCGCAGCACTCGCGCGGGTACTCGGCCAGCGCGTGCGCCGCGATAGCGTTCTTGATCTGTTCGTCCATAAAAAAACCCGCCGTGTGGCGGGTCCTCATATCGAAATTGGTTCGTGCGTCAGGCCATCGTGTCGCACAGGAAGCCGTCGAACGGCAATGGGTTGTTCACACCGAATCGACGTTCGCAACCGCTGATCTTCTTGCTGCATCGATCGAGCGCGGGATCGCTTACCGGGTTGTCGTCCTTGTCGAAACACGCCGCTCCGGTATAGCCGCACTCGGGACCGCGATACCCCAATTGGCAGATCGAAATGATCTGCCGCTTCGGCAGTTGCTGGCCGCCAAAGTCGAGCGGCGACGACAGCGTGAATTCGACGTGCAATCCCGGCTGCTCGTCGCTCTTCTGCTCGATCCGCCACTGCTGCGGCGGCAATTCTTCGTTCGGGTCCGCCGTCGGATTGCCGGCCGGAAAGTTCACGGCGTCGAGGTAGCGCGCGAGTGTCCGGCGCCGGAACACCTTCGCGCCGACGAGATCACCAAGCGCAACGCACAGCGCCGAAATCGTTCCGTTGATGTCACCCACCCGCAGCGTCGGCGATGGCTGCTGCGCGTCGGATGTCTGCTCGAAGCCGGTGGCCTGAATCGGCCACGACCTGTACTCGCGCCCCTGCCATACGATCGACGTCGACTGAAGATGCCGATGAAAGCGCAGCACGTCGGCGCCGATTTCCGTACAGTCGACTTCGAAAAACTCAATCAGACGGCCCGGCTCCAGCTGCTGGACGTCTGCCGTTACACTCACTTCGCCGCCTCCAATTCCGCAATCCGCCTGAGCGCGTCCTGTAACGCCGCATCCGTCTCGAGCAAGCCGGCCAACAGCACGCCGACGGCATTCGTGTAACGGAAGGTCAGCGACGGCCGCCCCTTCGACGGCCCGCTCTCGCCGAAAACTTCCTTGCCTCTCTCGTCGTACTGACGCACGATGAAATCGCCGTCCTCGTCGATCTCGGGCCCCTCGCCGAGCAGTTCCGGGAAATCCCACCACTCGTTTGCGATGACGCCAGCCTGTCGCCCCGCTTCCGGACTGCTTTTTTGCAGAAACGTCACGCCCCGCTTACCGCGCAGCCGCGCCATTACGTTCTCAAGCGTCTGGATATCGGATTTGAAAGCACGATCGGACGCCTGATTGAAATTCGAAGCGGTCAACACCCCGAACGTTGTCGCGTTGTAGTTGACGCACTGCAATTCGGCGACCGAGGTGTTGCTGGAAATCCGAAACTGCGCGCCAACTGTGTTGTTCAACCCGGAGAATCCAAGATAGCTGAGGCCGCCCATCCCGTTCAGGTATAGCGACGCTTGCGTATGAAGCCCGGTGGCACCGACGGCGATTTCCTGCGCCTGCGTAAACGTCTTCTTCGTCCCGACGTACTGCGGTGTGTCAAGCGTCATCGGTTGTGCAAGGTTACCGCTGTGCCAGAGATAGCCGAGGTATTTTCCGTCGACCGTCGCCCCGAGCTGGCCAGCCGTCTTCTTCCCCCAGTCGAATCGAAGAGCGTTCCCCTTGTCGCACACTGCGACTACCTCGTCGTTGACACGAAACGTATGGTCGCTGAGTAGGTATTGGTACGATCCTCCGGCGTCTAAAGACCACCACCCCACCGACCCGCTATTTCCGTAGAAATAGCCGGGCATCTTGCCAAGCACAAGGTGGCCTTCGTCGCTTTGAACCGCCGCAGACAGATCGCCGCCCACCGTCAGCTTGCCGCCGACAACCTCGTCCCACATCATTCGACCGCGCTCGGCGACGTGCCAGTTCTTCACACCGTCCGACACGTACTTCACCCAGTCGCCGGCATTCAGCACGTTCAGTTGAGACAGGTCGCCGGCTTGAAACTTGATCACGACCCTTCCCTGAACGTTGAACAAGTGAATACAGGAATTTGGCGGCACGGACGAAGCGAGCGGAAACCCGACTTCCTTTCCCGGCTCGGCCATCCAAATCCCGAACCGCTTTCCGATATCGTCCGGCGTCAGGTTCGTACTATCGTTGAGATACCTGAGATCGAGCGGAGTCGAACGTTCGACTACACCGAAATTCTCGTTCGTCTTGATGTGCGCGACGCGGTTGTTGTCGCCGCCACTTCCGCTGGGTGGCTCGCCCAAGACGATTTTTTGAAGTATCGACATCTGAACTCCTATACAGAGAACGTCTCTTCGAACTGCGCCGTCATCGTGTAGACGGCGCCGTTCTTGATCGGCTCGGAGTACTTTTCGCAGACGAAGAGTCCGCGGGCGCGAAGCGGCGGCGTCCAGTAGAACGACTCCGCGCCCGCATGCCGATCGAGGAAATCGATGATCGCGGCAACCTTCGCCGCGTTACCGACAAACCGCAGATTGAATGTCGATTCGCGATTATTCAGGCCGTCCGCGGCCCGCTGGGTGTAGCCGTCGCCGAACTGGGCTTTGCGCACACGCAGCGTCGTATCGCCGCCGTGCCCTTGTACCGTCGACGGCCATTCAAATGTGTCTTTCATCCTGCAATCCCGTTTTGCGCTCTCCACAAGGTTCCGCCCTGCCGGCGTTCACGTTGTATGAGCTCGCGTATCATCTGTTCCAGCATCTTTCGGAATTCCCCAACCGCGATCAGGCTCGCGGGGTTCGACGATCCGCCCTCGATCGAAACTGGCGCGCTGACCGAGATCCCGCCGTTGCGCGCCGGCGAATCCCCTCCTCCCGCGCTCCCGCCAACGAGCCCACCCGCGGCGAATCGCGCGAAGCCGGATCGCCCCCCTGCGTTCAATCGCTCAAGGTGTGCGCGCACGCCCGGCTGCGACACCACTGCGGCGCGGACCACGAACTCGCCGTTCGAAAGCTGCGCCGGGATGCTGTCGCTCGTGGACGTGCCCGGTCCCCACACCGCCCCGCCCGCCGCGAGATGAAAGCCGTAGGCGTTCGAGCCGACAGCCGCGCTTGCCGCACCACCGAGCGCGCCGACGGCATCAGAGACACCGCCGAATCCCAAAGCGGAGCCGATCGCTCCGAACACCTGAGACATCGCCGCACGCGCCGAAAACCGCGCGAGGTCGGCGATCATGCTGTCAATCAGTCCGCGGAAATTGAGCTTGCCCGACGCCGCGAACGACACGAGTGCATCCTCGGCATTGCGGAACGAACTCGTCAGCGCCTCCTCGGCCATCTGCGCTGCGTTCTGCGCGGATTCCTGATAGACCGCCATCGCCCGCTTCACGCCGACGCGCCAGTCGGCCTGCAACGCGAGCCGCTGCTCGAGATAGCCGCGCTCGCGCGCGACCTGCTCCGCCTCGGCCGTGTTGATGCGCTCGATCTCGGCGATGTACTCGGGCGAACCCAGCGTGCCGTCCTTTCGCGCGCCCTTCGTCAGTTCGTCCCGTCGACGGCGAAACTCGTCGCTCACGCGATTGATGGCCTGATTCAGCTCGCGCGCGTTGTCACCCATCGACATCGCCCCGAGTTCGCGCTGCACGTCACGCTGACGCTCGGCCGCGTAGTCGCCGAGCTCCGCGTCGATCTGCGCACTGCGCTCCTTCAGCCTGTTGATCGCGTCGCGATAGCGCACCTCCTTTTCCAGTTGCGACGCTTGCTCGTACATCCCGCGAATCGCCTGCTGATCGCGAAGTAGGCTCTTGTCGTCGTCCGACAGCTTCTTGCGCTTGCTGCGCAGATCCGTCACCTTTTGATCGAACGCGAGGAGATCCTTTTGCGACTGCGTCAGCTTGTCGGTTGCGACCGCCTCGACGCGCAGTTGCGCGATCCGCTGCCGGATGTTGTCGAGCATGCGCTCGCTTTCCAGCGAATGAACACCGCCCCCCTTCGCCGCGCGAGCCGCTGCCGCGTTGGTCGACACACGTGCTGTCTGTGCAGCGGCAGAGGCGACCGTCTCGTCGAAGGCTTGCTTTCCGCGCGCGGCGGCCGCGGCGCGAGCTGCGTCAGCATTGAAGCCGAATTTCTCGAACTTCTTGCTCGACAGATCGGCTTGGAACTCCTCAAGCGCCTTCGCGACCACCATCTGCTGATTCATCAGCGCGAGCTCGCGCGTCAGATTGTCGATGTTGGTTCTTGCCCCCGCTGCGGCTTTCGCATCCTTGTCGGCAATCGCTTTTTCGAGCGACTTGTATGCGTCCGCTCGTCCGGCGACGAGGCCGGCCATGCGGGCCTGCGCATCATTCGCGCCCTTCGTCCGCGCTTCGTACTCGGCCCTCTGGCGGGCCGTCATACCGATGACGTCGGATTCTTCCCTGAGCTTGTGGACGTATTTCTCCCACGCCTCCGATGCCATTCCGCCGGCGAAGAAGTTGTTCGCGTCAGAAAGCAGCCGAACGCCCTCGGCGGCCCCCCTTGCCGCAGCATCCATTGCGGCGAGTGCCTGCGCGCCTTTCTGCGAAGCGAGGCCCGCCGTGTCGATCGCGCCCGCGGCGCGCACCAGTTCCTCGCGCAGCGCTTCGCCGCCGCTCGTCGCCGACACGAAGCGGTCGATCAGTCGCCCGATCTCGCGCGATTTCTCGTCGACGCCGAGGTTCGACGTCTTGAGGCGATCCAGGCCGGCGAGGAATCGATCGAGCGCTGCCTGATCGGCATCCGAGACCACCGACGGCGCATCGCCAAACGTCGGCACCATGACACTTTGCGCCGCCCGCGTCGCCAAATTCCGATATGCCGACTGCGCGTCATCGGCCGCCCGCGACGCCTCTTGCTTCGTGCGCAGCCGCTCAGATTCCTGTAACAGCGGCGTCAGTTGCCGATATTTGTCGATGATCTGATCGAGCGGCGCCTGCATGTCGATCAGACTCGACGTCGCGCTGCTCGCGTTGTCGCGAAACAGCAGCCAGTTCGCGGCAGCCCCAAGCGCCACCGTGCCCACGGTCGCCAGAATTCCCGGTAAGCCGCCGACCGCCGCCAGCAAGCCGGAACCAACCGAGCGCATCATCGTGCCCGTACGCGCGAGCGCCGTCTGCGCCGTCGCCGCGCTTTCGGTCGCCGTCTTCAGACCCGCCGCGGTCGCGGTCGCCGCGCGTTCCGCTCGCTCACGAGCCTGCGTGGCAAGCGCGACATCACGCTCGGCTTGCGCAAGGCCGCGGTCCGTCTCGGCCAGCGACGCCGTATAACGCGCTTTGTCGATCGTGCCTTGCTTCGCTGCCGCCTCAAGCGCCGTACGCCGCTGCTGCGCGAGCGCGAGCGACGCTTCGGCGCGCTCGAGCTCCTGCTGTGCGGCTGCCGTCTCGCGAGCGATGATCGCCGCGTAGGGCGTGCCCGTGATGCGCGCGCCGATTTCCTGACTGCCGGCGACGTTGGCGCGCGCCGTTGCGACGTGAGCTTGCGCCGTCGCCTCGACCGCCCGCGCTTCGGCAAGCTTCGCTTCCGTGTACTTGATCGAGCCAGCCGTCAATGCCGACTGCATCGCAAGGCTTTCGCGCATCGCTCGCATGCCCGCGAGCTCGGCCTGCGCTGAAGCCTCCGCCGCTTGCGCGTTCTGAAGCTTCGCCGCCGCGGCAGCGCGATCGCCCTGCGCTTTGGCGAGCGCTGCCTGCGCCGCCTCGTGTTGCTTGATCGTCTCCTCGACGAGCGCTCGCCGGGCGCCGACCCACGCTGTCGCCGCCTGCGTCGCCGCGACTGCGGATTGCCCAAAGTACACGGCAATCCGCCCGGCCGCGAGCGACACGCCGAGTTTCACGATGCCGTCGAGGTGCTCTGCGACGTACGTGATCCCCTGCGCAAGCCTCGCGCTCGCGCCCGTCGCTTGATCCGACTCGCCGATATACTTGACGATCTCCGTCTGCAGGCGCGTCATCGTCTGCCCGACCGTCGTCTGCATTTTCTCGAACAGCGTATCCGTGCCGCCCGCCGCGCGCGTCAGCGCCTCGACGAGATTACCGACGGTCAGCTTTCCCTCTTCGGCCATCGATTTGAGCTGCGCCGAACTCTTGCCCATGCCGCGCGCGATAGCATCCGCGACACCCGGCAACTCTTCGAGCACGCTATTCAGATCCTGACCGCGCAACTGCCCCGCCGCGAACGCTTGTCCAAGCTGCACGAGCCCCATACGAGCAGTATCTGCCGAGACACCCGACAACGCGACCGCCTTGCTGATCGTGGTGACAAGCGGGCCGACCTGTTTGATAGACAACCCGAGATGCGACGCGTTGTTTGCGATCCGCTGATACAGCTCGGCTGTCGCGTCGAGCGGTTGCCGTGTGTCGCGCGCGATGCGCAGCACGTCGTTCTGCGCAATCGCGAAATCGATCTGGTCACGCGTGACGATCCGAAGGCGATTGCTCAGGTTCGTCCATTCGTCGGCGTACTCGATCAACTGATGCACGCCGAACGCCGCTGCGGCGGCTTGTGCGTATTCGCGGATCGAACTGCGCGCCGCGTCGAGCGCGCGCACCGTGACCTGCACGCTTGCGGCGTTCGAGGCAAACGCCGCATCCGCTGTGCGCCCGCCGTCGCGCACCGCATTGAAATACGAGCCGGCCGTCGACGAGAGACCGCGCATGCGGCGGTCGTATTCGGTCGTATTCGCCGTAACGCTGACGATCAGCTCGCGAAGGCTTGTTGCCATAGTGTGTTCTCGCCTACTTCGCCATGCGCATCAGGGCGGCTTGAAACGGATCACCGCCGCCTTCCTCTCCCTCCGCCGTCGCGGGCTCGCCGGACCATCTCGGCATCATGTCCGACACCTTGACCTTTGCGCCCTGCGACTGAAACGCCGCCGCCGCGATCATCGCCGCATGCAGATCCGCACGATCGTCTGCAACCGGCGATTCCGCGTCGTACCCGATCCAGAGACTCAGCTCGGCGGACGACATCTGCTCGCACAGCTCGGCCAACGTCTTGCCGAGCCGCAGCGCGAGCGACATCAGGAAGCGGAGGCCTGGGGTTCGGCAGAAGGCTTTTTTGCGTCTTCGACCGGGTCGACGTCGAGCTTGCCGAATTCGAGCGCCTTCACGACGATGCGGTTGTGCACGGGGCCGAACGCAGCCGCGACCGCGGTTGCATCGTCGTCCGAGAATAGCCGCCGCCAACCATCCGGCGTTTCACCGAACACGACACGAACGAACAGCCGCGCATTCGCCTGCATGTGCGCGTCGTCGCTCGCGCGCGTGAACTTCTCGCGAACCGCCGTTTCGTCGTCGCCCTCCGTTACCCCGGCGATGTCCCGAAGCGCTTCGATCCAGAACATGCGATCGCCAACCGTCGGCTCGCGCACGGCGATCTTCTCGTCGTTCCACTCCGGCACGGTCATCAGCTCGTGCCGCCAGCCGGTCAGCGGATTGAGCGCAGCTGCGCGCAGATCCGACAGCCCTTGAATTTCGTTTTCCACGTACATCTCCTATCTGCATTCTGAAATTACGCCGCCGGCGGCGGTACGATCTTCGGCGCACCGCTCAGCCGAATGCTGTAGCTGGACGAGATGATCGCGTTCACCCCGCCGGACCACGAGTACTGGCGCACCATGCCGATCATCAGGAATTGCGATTTGTCGGAGAACGTGACGCGCAAGACGTGCTTCGCTTTCGTGGAGTGCGCAGCACGCAAGATCAACTGCCCCTCGTCGTCCGACGAGTAATTGCCCTGGACTGAGAATTCGCCCGGATCACCGAGGCCGAGCTCGGATTCCTTTTGCTCGCTAGCGAACGTCGTCGCGTCGATCTCTTCGGACTGGCCACCCTGCCACTGGATTTGCTTGGTGGTCGTGTTGAGATCAACGAAGGTGATGTCGTTCGCATCGAGGTCGTACGACGGCACCTTCGAAACTTCAACCTTGGTTCCCTGCGATCGGATACGCTTGCTTCTTTCGGCCATAAGCCCCTCACAAATGAAACGGCCCGCACGCGGCGGGCCAAATGAATCGTCGTGGTGCAGGTCAAAACTCGACCGACAGTTCCAAGCTGACGCGGAAAAGTCCTGTGTCCGCCGAATAGTCGTCCGGCAGCTCGTCGACACCTCCAACCGAGAACCGATCCTGAACTGACATCGCGCGATCAACCGCCAGATCGGCAAGACGGTCCGCGTCGGTAAACGTCGGTGCGTAGCAGTCGATCTGATACGAACCAGAACGGCCACCAGTCGGGCCGGCAAGTGCCATATCGAGCGCGCCGTGAACGCGCGTGACGACGAAATACCGCGCCGGCGCCTTCTCCGGTGCGACGCCGAGATACCCCTTCGCACCACCTATGCCCTGCAAGGCGTCACGGACTACGATCACGCTCACCGCCGCCCTCCGAGCGCTTGATCGATCGCGCGCGCCAACTCGGTGCGAATCGCCCCTTCAGCCTCGCCAATCGACGCATCGAACGCCGGTCGCATAAACGGCTGCGCCTTCATGTGCTGTGTGCCGAACTCGTCGAAGCGCCAATAAAACGCGTTGTTTGGCGAATCGGCCTTGCCCTTCGTCCGGACGCGTACGCCTGCTGTCGCCAAGCCCGGAGCGTCTTTCTGCCGAAGTGCTGCTGAGACGATATTGCGGCGCAGCTTCCCGGTTTTCTTCGGTGCGCGCTTACGCGCCTCATCGCGTATCACCTTCGCACCGGCCACCGTCGCGCGCCGAAGCGCCTTCGTCGACTGCGATTTCGCCAGCCTTTCGAAATCCGCAAGCAGGTCGGCGAGCCCGACGATCTGAATGCTAGACATACTTTTCTCCCACCTTCACCGACAGGTCAAGGTATCCGCGCGTGCGCGCGGGCAGCACGGCGGTGATGTCGTACAGCCGGCCGCCATACCGCACGCGCATCTGCTCGTCGATGCCGGCTCGATAACGAATGCGCATGCTGGCGACTGTGGAGCCTCGCACCGCCCCCGACACGACGTGTTCCTTGCCGTTCACGAACAGCACGTCGGCCCACGGCCGCGCGTGCACGACCCACGAGTTCGGCAAGGCTTCGCCGTTCTCGTTTTCTTCGCCGCTCGGCCGCTCGATGACGATGCGCTCTTTGAGTTTTCCGGCTTTCATCAGAACCTCGGCGGAACGGTGATCGAATCGAGCAGCAGATCGGCATAACCGTCCGGCATCTGTGCGATGGTCTGACCTTCGGAGAACAGCTCCCGATGGTCGTACGCCCATGCCGCCGCGAGCAACAACCATGCGCGCACCGACGGGTGTTTGTCGATGTCGATCCCGGCCTGATACGTGAGCGTCACGGCCTGCGCCGACGGCCAGTGGCCGGTGCCGAGCGGTGCGCACAGCGATTCGCGCCCAAGTTGCACGAGCTCATACGCCCGCGGATCCAGAATCGACGTCATGCCGGCAGCGTCGCGCGTTTCGATGCGTTCGATACACAGCACCTGCCCGATCGACAGCGGAAAATCCTGCCCCGGGAAACCCGCTAGCCGCTCGACGTAGCGCGCCTTGCGAATCGCCGCGCCCGACTTTCGCTCGGCCGCATGACGAGCGCCCGGAATCACCACGCGCTCGACGAACGCGCGCTCGTCATCATCGTCGATTCGGCACTGAATGGCGACGTCCTCGAAGGTCAGCGGCTCCGCTTCGTCCAGATAGTCGACGAGAACAGCGCCCATAGCGGCTTACCCCTTCGTCGCCGTCGGCTTGGACGTGTCAGCCTTTGTTGGCGCTTTCATTTCCTTCGCTTCTGGCTCATGCGCACGTGCAATCTGCGCCTCGACGAGCCGGTCCGCATGCGCATCCTCGAACCCCGCGACATCACCCGGCGTGTACTGCGCGTAATGCCGCTGAAACTTGACCACTTTCATGTTCTTCTCCGAAGTGCGGCTCGCCGATATACCGGACAAGCCGCACGGTTGCAGATGCGCTTACACGCCCCAGGTGACGCCCGCCAGCACCGAAATCGACTCGACGTGGCGCGGGCCGAAGTCGTTCTTCGCGATCACGCGGATCAGCGTCTGATCCCGCTGGAACGCGCTGATCACGTTGCCATCGGCATCCTTGTAGGTCGCCTCCTTGCTGTAGTCGATTTCCAGCGTTTCGGCCTCGCCGATGAACACGTCGCCGAAGTCGGTGAAGTAGATCTCCGACTCGTTGCCACCGGCGCCGAGGTTGATCGGCACCTGCGTCGTCTTGCCGACCGGATAGCCCTTGAGCAGGCCGTTGGCGAGCTCCGGATAGACCTTGTTGCCATTGCCGTCACGCAGGCCTTCGAGGAAGCGAAACGTACGCGGCGCCATGATCCAGCCCGGCTGCGTCAGATTGGCGTCGGCGTTCTCCAGCGCCAGAATCACCTTGCCGAGATCCGTTTCGATCTTTTGCAGCGTCGATGCGTCGCTCGCCGGCAGAACATTGCCCGGAAGCGCCCAGAAACGCAGACCCTTCGGGGTATTCGCCGTGCCGTCGTCGCGAATGAACGCCTTGTCTTCGCGTGCGCCGATCGCCGACGTCAGGTCGCCGACCACGATCTGATCGACGTTCGGATTTACGCCCGCGTACTTGATCAGGTCGTTGGCGATCGGCACGAGCGCGGCCATCTTCTTGGCCGTCAGCTTCAGATCGTCGAACTGTTGCTGCGTGGCCGGAATATCGGTGTCTGCGCCGATATAGCCGACGATGGCGCCGCCCTTCAGGCGCGGGATGGTAATGTTGCCGTTCGGCAGCGGCAGCGTGCGCGCCCCCAGCCGGCGAACCACAGACTTCGGGCGCAGCAGCTCGATGACTTCGCTCGACAGGTTCTCCGGCACCAGCACACCGCCCGCGCCCGGCGACAACGTATTGAGCGACATCGCGACTTCCTCGCCAAAACCGCGCTCCAGCGCGATCTTCGAGGCGAGTTGCGCGTCGCCCCGTGCGGCCGCCAGCGCACGCACCATGCGGGCCATCTTCGCGCCCTTCACTTCCGGCGCCTTCGGCTGTGCCGGCACGGTGGATGCAGCCGGCGCCGCGACAGCGGCCGGCGTCGGATCGACCGGCACCGCTGCCGCTGCGGCCATCCGTTCGGCGGCTTCTGCGCGCTCGATCTGCGCGGTGAGGTCGTTGAATTTCGCGCTGAGCTGGTCGAATTCGACCTGCTGCTCGACCGACAAGGCGGCGCCGCCCGCCTCAATCTGCGCCAACGCCTGCACACGCTGGTTGATGGCTGCGCGTTCGCGGCGAAGTTCATGGATGTTCACTTACCCTTCTCCTAAAAAAATGCCACCCGAAGGTGGCAGTGCTCAACTGAGACGCGAACGCGCTCGGATGTTGATCGTAAAAACCCGATTTCTTCGGTGGCTTACATCGTCGCTTGCATGTTCATCGCGGCCGCACGGGCGGAAATGCTGCGTCGCGCGCTGCCGCCCTGACGTTCGGCGCGCGACGCGCGCACTTCGGCCGCAATCCGGTTGATTGCGGCCTGGGGCGTCTCGACGCTGTCCGCCAGTCCCGCCTCGACGCCCTGCTGACCGAAGAAGATGCCCGCCTGTGTGTTCTTCACTGCCTGCGTGCTCAGGCTGCGGAAATTCGCAATGGCATCGACGAACTGCTTGTAGCTGTTCTGCACCATGCTGGTGAGGAACGCCAGCGACTGATCGCTGAGCGGCTCGTGCGGGGTGAGATCGTTCTTGTGGTCCCCGGCAAACACCGACGTCACCTTGATCCCTTGCTGCTCGTCACGTTTGGACACGTCCAGATGGTTCGCGATGACGCCAATCGACCCGATGCCGGACGTGCGACTCACGATGACCTGCGACGCCGCAGCGGCAATCAGATAGCCGCCCGAGAACGCCGAGAAGTTCACGATCGCGGTAATTGGCTTGACCAGTGACGCGGCCCGGATATCGTCGGCCAGTTCGAACGCGCCGGTGGCGCTGCCGCCATTGCTGTCGATATCGAGCACGATGTGTTCGACCGCGGGGTCGGCCACAGCCTGATTCACCGCGGCACGCAGCCCCTCGTAGCTCGTCATCGGCTCGCACGGGTTCATGTGCGCGGAGCGCGAAACCAGAATGCCCGACACCGGAATGATGTCCAGGCCGGTATCGGCGACCAGCGCACGACGACGCTCGGACGCCCGAGCCATCTGCGCGCCACGGTCGAGCTCGTCATCCTCCATGAGTTTCGGCTGTGCGCTGTTCACCGTCAGGTTGACGATGTTCAAGTTCAGCGCCTGATTGGCCCACTGCACCGCGAGCGACATCATCGGGTCGGTGACGAGCTGCGGCTGATTGAAAATCAGGCTGGCGAGTCTGAGGTGCGGTTTCAAGAAAGGATCCTCCCAATTTCGTCGAGCGCCGCTTTCGTCGGCTCGGTTTTGCCCATCGGTATCGGCTGGGGCTTGGACGCATCGACCATGTTCATCGGGCTCAGGTAGATGTCGCCGCCCTTGACCGGCGGCATGTTCTCCAGCCGCCGAATGTCGTTGATCGACAGCCACCCCCACTGGCGCCCGACCGCATACGCGGCGTAGCGCGACGACTGATCGCCGCGCAAGAGCCCCGCGAGGTTGTATTCAATGAAGTACAGCTTGCGCTCCGACGGCAAGAGCAGGTCGCGCGTCTTCGCCTGTTCATGCCGTTTCACCCACGGCAGCAGCGTGTAGATCACGAACTGGAGCGACTGATGCTCGATGTTGCTGAACGTCGCCCGCTCCAGCTCGTTGACCATGTGAGCCGGGATTTTGTAGATCCGCGCGATATCGAGCGCCGACAGTCGCAATGCATCGATCAGCGCCGCGTCGACGTTGGTCATCGACAGCGGCTTGAACGTCATGCCCTCCTGCAACAGCGCGACCTTCTTCGCGTTACCGGACCCGCCGAACTTCGCGTTCCAGCCGTCGGTGATGCGATCAACGCTTGCCTGATCCTTCAAGGCAGGCGCGTCTGTCGGCCGTTCAATGACCCCCGACAGCGCCGTGCCGTTCATGAACGATTTGCCTGCGTACTGCTGGATCGCCTGTGCGTGCCCGATCGCATTCGCATGCAGCAAGACCGGAGACAGGCCCGTATACCCGTTGATCGACATCCATCGAACATGATGAACGAGCCGTTGCGGCAGCGGATCGGCGCCGGCCACGCGATACATCGGCTTCAGGTCCGGTCCCTTCATGACCGTCACGGCTTCGTTGTCGAGCGGATACAGTCCCTGAATCACGCCGTCCTGATCGCGATCGATGAAGCTGTAGCTATTGCCGCGAAGGCCCACGGCCACCTGCGACTGCTCCTGATACTCAAATGGCGTTTGCCACGGGTTCGGCTCGTACTTCAGGATCGAATACAGCGGATGATCGGTCGCCGGCTTTCGGTCGTCGCCGGAGCGCTCATACAGTTCGACCGGCAACTGCGCGATGCTTTCCGCCAGCAGCGTGACGCAGTTTTGCAGGACCGTCAGCGACAACGCGCTCGCGGGGGTGACGACTTGTCCAGCTTCGGACCGGGCGCTACCCAGCAGCGCCGATACCCAACCGCCCGAACCCGGCTGCGTCTGGCCGAGGTTCGACAACAACTGCCTGCTGAAAAACATCGCGCTACTCCTTCGGCTGTGTGGCGCGTGCCGCGCGCGCGGCCGCGATATCCGCCAGCAGCGCCCACAACAGCAGCAATACGCCGGCGACGATCAGCCCGATCGGCACGCTGATCAGCACCACGCCTGTCACCAGCAGCGCAAACCCGGCGAGACCCGCCACCCAGGCCGCAATACCCATGAATTTCAAACGCCCACCCCTTGATCGTAGATCGACTCCGAATCGACGCGATCGGCCAGCATCGCGCGGCCCACCGCCATGATGAGCGCCACGGCGCCGTCGATTTTGTTGTCGTTGCCCTGCTTGACCGGACGTACCACGTCGTCGTTGCCGGGCAGGTTCTTGCCGATCACGTTGCTGATACACCACGTCATGATCGGATTACCGTCGTGATGGAACCGTCGTGACGTGATCGCTGCTTCGAGCTCCTTCATCGGGTCCGACATGTTCGTGTAGTTCTGCACGATCGTGACCGGCGTCAGGCCCTCGTCCGCGAGCTGGTGCGACAGGTTCGTCGCACCATGCGGATCGAGCGGCGTGCATTGAACCGGGCACCGCCGGTTGGCTTCCTTGGCTTCTTCCAGAATCTCGCGATAGTCGATCTCCGCGCCATCCGTTTCGATCAGGAAGCCGTGGTTGACCCACGCCTGATAGCGCTCGGCCATACGACGGTTTTCGGTATTGCGCACGGTGTCTTCCGGCACCCAGAATCGAGGCGCCACGCAGAAGTAATGCCGCCGCCCGTCGATATCGCGCCAGAAAAGCCGCGCCATGCTGTTCAAGTCCAGCTTGCGCGCCATGTCCAGCGCCAGCACGCAGTCCTGTCCCTCGAACTGCTCGAGCGACAACGATCGGTCCTCGCACGCCTTCCAGTCTTCGAGGTTGAAATAGCCCGCCTTCGCCGACGTCCACACGTTCAGGTGTTTCGTCTTGAACGTGTTCGTGAACCGTGCCGACTTGATCGCGCGTTGCTGCTGGCTCTCCAGATACTCCTGATAGACCGAAATGCCGATGTTCGGGTTGGCTTTCGCGAGCACGCGCGGATCGGTCCAATCGTCGTCTTCGTCGATGGTCCAGATCCACCCGAAAAGCTCGTCGTCGGGCACCGTCCCTTCGAGCATTTCGATCACCTGCCGGCGCTTGTCGTAGCACGGCCCTTCGATGTTGGCACCCGCCGTCGTGATGACGAACATCAACGGCTGCCGGCGCGCGCCCATCCCCGTGAGCATGGTTTCGTACTGCGCGTTCGTATCGTGCTCGTGATACTCGTCCTCGATCGCGCAGGACGGCGACGCGCCATCGCCCGGATTGCCGATGATTGGCTCGAAGCGGCTACCGTCTTCGGGCCGATTCAACGCCTGTGCGTTAACCTCAATGCCGAGGTGTTCGATGAGCAGCGGCGAGCGCTTCACCATCAGCCGCGCCGGCCGAAAGACTTCCCAAGCCTGCCGCTCGGTCGTCGCGCCGCAATACACCTCGGCGCCGAATTCGTCGTCGGCGGTAAACATCGCAATCCCGACGCCCGCGGCGATCACGCTTTTGCCGTTCTTGCGCGGCACCTCCCAGTACGACTCGCGAAAGCGCCGAAATCCCGTCTTCTTCCTGACCCAGCCGAAGGTGCAAGCCAAGCCGAACAGCTGCCACGGCTCGAGCGTCACGAGCTGGCGCTTGTAGGCCCATTCGCCCTTCGTATGCGGCAAAAGCTGAATCAGCCGCAGCTTCTTTTCCGCTTTTGCCGGGTCAAATTTGTACTTGAACGCGGCCAACTTGCTCGCCGCGAGATCGTCCAGATGACGCTGGCACGCGAGAATCACCCACCGACATGCCGGCACCTTCCCGCGCACGACGTCACGTGCAAACTGGTTCGCTCGCGCGACCAGCGGAAAAGACTCTCGTGCCATGCGTCAACCCAGCAGATCGGCAAAGGGATTGCCGGCGTTCTTCTTTTTCGGGCCGATCAGACGCTGACGGCTCGACGGATCGAGCCCGAGCATCGCGCCGAACGTCGCCATCTGGCCGGCTGCCTCTTTCACGACGGTCGCGGCCGGGTTTTTCACCGGGCCGCCCTGTGCCCCTTCTACCACCGGGCCTTCACGCGCCAGCTGCTCTTGCGCGCGTCGCCAGTTGCCGTATGCCGCGCAAAAAATCTCGACGTTATGCAGGTCCGTGAACTGGAGAATCTTCTGCTTGCAGAGCAGGGGCGCAACGCGCTCCCACATCTCGACCGCCAGCGGATCAAGCCATTCCGGCGGATCGATATTTGTCACCAGCCCGAAATCGGGCTCTTGGGTATTCAACTGCCGCTTGCCCGGATTACCGGCGGCCTCTTTTCTTGCAACGGGCTTCGGTCGACGTCCGGAGCGGCCCGCAACTCCGGGCATGTTTTGCTCAACCTTTAAATTTCATTTTTCGCGGGCGTGAAAATTTGACGAAGCGGGCGGTCCCGAAGGCAGCGCCTTCCAGACTTTTTCTCCCCCCCTCCCCACCCGGCGCATCCGCCGGGCGGGCAACGACGGGCGGGCCACCACCACGTCACCGCAACCGCTCGCGCGCCGTCTTCGCCGCGTGACAGTCACGGCAGATCGCTTGCAGGTTCTCGTCGTGGTCGGTGCCACCCCGCGCCTTCGAAATAACGTGGTCAACCGCAGTGGCGACAGTCACGCGCCCTGCTTGCAAACAGGGCTGACAGAGGCCGCTGTCGCGGCGCAAGATGCGCTGCCTGATCTTGTCCCACGCGGTTCCGTATCCTCGCGCATGACGATTGCCGCGCACCGCGTCGGACTTCCACTTGACGGCCTCGTGCGCATGTTGATCGCAGTGCGACTTACCATCCGCGACGAGCGCACCGCACCCCCGGTGCTTGCACGGCTTCATCGGGCGTCGTGCCATCTCTACAAATCCGCTAACATTGTTTGCATATTTGTTAGCAATGTGCTAACATGTGTTCATGCACTCAATCGAATTCACCAAACAAGCCGCCCAAGCCCTCAAGGCAATGCCGCGCAACATTTCGGCGACGATTCGGGCAAAGATCGATGCACTGGCAGTTGACCCCTACGCACCGAATCCGAACGCGAAAAAGTTGGCGGGCCAGCCCGGCTACCGGCTCCGAGTTGGCGATTGGCGTGTGTTGTACGAAATCGAAGATGGCCGCGTCGTGATCGTTGTGCTGGCCGTCAAACCCCGTGGAGGTGCCTACAAATGACCGAAGTCCAATTTATCGAGCAGGACGGCCACCGGGCCTTTGCCGTGGTCCCCATCGAACTGTGGGACCGCGTGAAGGACCTGATCGAAGACCTCGAAGATGAAGCGCTCTACGCGCAAGCCAAGGCAAGCGACGATGGCCGCCGCATCCCGGCCGCTGTGCTCGATGCTGAACTGGCGGGCGATCACCCTGTTCGAGCTTGGCGCAATCATCTGCGCATGACGCAAGATGCGCTCGCCGCAGCAGCCGGCATCAGCAAACCGTATCTCAGCCAAATCGAAACCCGGCAGCGCGTCGGTACTACCGACGTGCTGTCTAAGATCGCCAGCGCACTTGCCGTGCCCGTCGACGACTTGATCGAGCCGCCGCCCGCACAGTCGTAACGCAATGTCGCTCGTCTCGTCGGTCTACGTAATGCAGTCGCATGAACGCGATGACCGCCACAGCCGCCCGCACCCAGTGCGGACGACGGCGAAACATCAGAACAGCCATATCAGCTCCGGGCGCGGAAACGAAAAAGCCCGCGAGGCTTTCACCTTGCGGGCTTTGGTCGAGCGGCCGGTGCTGATCTCCGGCATGGACTCATGTCGATTTCAGGGGCTCGTGGGTCCGTGACGCCCTCATAGCGCATCAGCCTGCGCATTTGCTCAACTGGGGCAGTTTAACAAAAGCCCCGAGAGCTTTCGCACTCAGGGCTTCATTTGGGCGCACCTCGCGCCCGACGTCGTCCATATATCGAAAATGAAAAAGCCCCGGACGGCGAACCGGTGGGGCTTCTCGCATGCAACTTGTGCAGCATGGCGAAAATCATATACTTCTGTAACAGTGGTGTCAAGCGGGCATTTCGGACACCAGACAAATCGAAATCGGAATCTCGGTATTTCCACCTCAATATGCGACGAACAACAGAAGCGGCATCACGGACGTCACCTATCGTGCGACAAACGCTGGTTCGCGCGAACCATATCAGGTCACGGCTCAGACTTGAGTGCTCGTCAGAAAGCTTCTCACCTTGTCTTCATGCTCCGCAAATGAATCCGATCCGTGCTGCCTCAAGAGATTCAACTTTTTCAGATCATGCTCGGTTAGGTCTGTAGCCAGCGCGGGTGACGTGAACGCTTGGTTTATCCGCACGGTGGGAATGTCTTTGAACAGAATTTTTCGGAGCCGGTCCATCGACTGCGTGTTAATCTCGAGTGCCTTCTGCGCGAGTTGGACGCCAGGCATCCTTTTGATGACGCGGGCAAGCAGGCGCTTAGATTCCGGATACATGCCAACCCCGATACTGATAAGGCGGATGTCTTGCTGCTTCACGCGCAGGGCAGCAACAGCGTCAGCAATTGCATAGAGTGCCGGGTTGTTCGCGCAATACCCGCCGTCAATCAGTTCAACTAGGTCACCATTCCAAGTTTTTACCGTCTTCCTTTTAAATAAAGGATAGGCGGAGCATGACGCCTGAACTGCGTCAGCAATGCCTACACCATGAAAAGCATGAAACGATGCCTTCCGGCCATGAAGTTGAGCCTCGCTCCCCTTAAAGATCATCGGCTGTTCCATCATCCACTTCGTCGCAACGACTCCGATCCCTGTCTTGAAATCGGACGGCGTATGTGATCCAAATACCTGGTTCGCTAGCGCCTCCAAAGCGTTCGTCTTATGCACTGGAAGACATCGCTTCATGATGGTCGGAACATGCTTCGTGTACAGATGGTGGATTTGGTCGACTGAGTACCCCAGCGCGACGAGTGTTGCGATGATCGCTCCCGTGCTCGTGCCGTACACGTAATCGAAATACTCGTGCAGCGGCCTTCCCAACATGAGTTCGATTTGCTTGAGCACACCAAGTGTATAGAAGCCTTTAGCACCACCGCCATCAAGAGCCAGAATTCGGCACTTTCCATCAGCCCGCTTGCTCACAAACACCCCATCTTCTGAATCGTCGCTCGTCGTTAGTAGCGTCATTTATACAATCACCTTCATGGTCCATCGTACCGGTCTGCCCCCGTCGCTCCTCAGCCCCGCCTCAGAGTTGCGCCGCTGCGTCGAGCACAAGCATTAGCCACCGACATCGCCCTTCAATTAAGGATATTCCTAATAATTCGCATGGTATGGCACTAAATATGGCATAGCTAGACGTACAAGATATAGTGCCATACACACATCACACTACCACATTTTGCGACGAATACTTGACAGGCTCAACTCGACGGCCGTAGTCTTCGGTATTCTTTCCTTCGGCCTGACTGTATCAGCAAAAGTGACCCGTCAGTGAATTGCGCATGGTTCCTGGTACGGCGCCCCCATCGCCTCAGCGACGAAGGTGAAGGCTAATCGCAAGACGCGACGACAACGCTCGCCTCGACGGTTTCGGTCAGTCGCTAAATAACCTTTCACCGCTTGAAAACGGCGGTTCAATCGTCGTTAGCAGTCACGGATTGCTGGCGACGCGGGGATGAAACATGCTGAAACTAAATAAGCTGTTCTTTGCGCTCGGCACGAGCGAGACCTTTGTCGACAAAATTCTACCTACCCCTGATGAACGTCATTCGTTGCTGAAGGCGAAAAATTCCATTAGCGCATTCCTCCGCGAAGGGATTCGGAACGCAACCGTCACTGCGCTGGGAATGGATCGCCCTGTCACGCCTCGCTTTCGCACACAGGGGTCCTGGCGCTATGACACATGTGTTCGCCCCGCACATAATCCGCCGCAGGAAATGGACTGGGATCTGGGGGTGTATCTTCCGACGACGGTTTGGGAAGAGAACGGCCCTCCTCAAGCCATGTCCAAGGCCTATTTCACTCTCGTCGAAGGGTTGCTGGAAAAACTGTGCGCTAACAATGGCTGGACACTAGACAAAACGAAAAAGACTTGTAGCCGGGTTCGGATTTCCCCTTCCGCTCATATTGACGTACCGTTGTATGCTGCGGCCGAAGACAAGTTCGTCAAAATCATAGAGAAGCATGCGACTTTAAGTAAAAGCGTCGCATTAGAATCTGCCCGCGCAGATTCGCAAATGGCAATGGACAGCATCGACGAGCAGACGTGGGACGAACTCGAAGGCGTCGTGTTGGCCAACCGTACCGGCGAATGGATTCGTTCAGATCCCAATGACGTCGCAAAATGGTTTGAAAATCACATCCACGAGCATGGCCCACAGTTGCGCCGCGTCTCGCGTTATGTGAAAGCGTGGCGCGACCATCAGTGGCCGGAAGGCGGCCCGTCGTCAGTTGCGATGATGGTTGTCGTTGCCAGGAACTTCGAAAAATTCGATGGCCGTGATGACATTGCGCTCGAACGCGCCGCGATGCATCTGTCCACAGAGCTGCGCTACGACGTGCGAGAGAATGGCATCGACGATGAAGTAGCGAATTTCAATAAGCTGGGCGAAAGCGAGCGGGACGAGGCGTCGAGGCGTGCATCGTTGCTCGGACAAGCTATTCGTGCAGCGCGCGGTCACAACATCGCACAGAAACAAGTTGCGATTGCAACGCTGACGACTTATCTCGGACCGCGTATCCCGGATCGGCCTGACTGGATCGATGCAGATTCTGGCGCCGACGATGTGCGCCGGACACCCGCGAAGCCTGTTCCCCCTCCTCCTGTCGGTGCAACAAGTGCCGGTTGAAGATCTTTCCAGCGATACCTACGGAAACGTTGTCAATGTGATCCGGAGTTACGGCCTTCGTCCAACACGCGCGAGAGGTAACGTGCGTGCGTTCGAAGGCCCGATCAGTGTCGGCGGTACTACCGTAAGAATCCGTTTTGAAATCTCTGATTGGGACTTCGAAACCTACCCGCACGCTCGGCTTCTTGACGACTTCCCAGACGGTCACCGCATCTACGCACATATTGATGCCACTGGCGGACTGTGCTACTTCACGCCGGAATCGATAATACTCGACAGATACAGACCGTGGGATGCAGTAAATCAATGCCTTCACGCAATCGAATCCGTGCTAACGAAGGCGTTGGCCCGGGATTCGAACACTGACGCTGACATCCAGAGCGAGTTTGTAGCCTATTGGGCGTTCGGGCAATTACCCCTTGCCAAGTCCGTCGTCGTCGATGAACTTGCCGCCGGAGCGACTGAAGCATCGTATTTTTCATTTGACGGACCTGATGCAGATCATCGCGCGTTGATCTGCGAAAATTCCGAGCACGCCAGCAAACTCATTACAGCCCTTGGGTACAACCAGTCGATAGAGCTCGCCTACACTTGCTTCCTTTTTGCCTCCGACAAAACACCTGCGGCACCTCGTGGCGCGTTCCCGGCCACAATTCGAGAGCTTCTTTCCTGGATCGCAACTTGGGACCGTTCGATGCTTCGAGATATTCGAGCTCGACTGGCAACGAGCAAGGACTACCTGAAACAGAAGCGCTGCGTCCTCGCCTTCTCGACACCCATAGGTCGATTTGGCATCGAGTTCGCGCACGACGCTCGTCACCGCCTTGGGTACCAAAGAAACCCAGCACACTACTGCAATTTTCTCCATGGCGAGAAAGGCGGTCAAACGGCAATCACTCGACTTAAGCTCGATGACATCGGCACATCGTACATACATTCGCGAAATCTTGAGTTTGAAAGTCTCGTAGGAAAGCGAATAAGGCTTATCGGGTGTGGGGCAATCGGCGGCTATCTCGCCGCTTCGCTGGTTCGCCTCGGAGCTGGTACAGGCGACGGCGGGCAGTTGTTCCTTTGTGACCCAGGTGTCCTCGAACCGGGAAACCTCGGCCGCCATACCCTCGGCTTCAGTTCCTTGTTTCGCAACAAGGCTGACGCCCTTCGCGCTGAACTCGTCCGTCAGTTCCCATATCTCAATATCATTTCCGATCCCGTTGCACAATCCTACAACGACCAGTTCTTCGCGACCGATCTCGTTATCGATGCGACGGGCAACGAAGCCCACAGCGAAAAACTCAACTTCTTTCATGTGAAACGCCGCCTATGTCCTGTTCTTTACGTCAGAATCCGCGGAAATGGCGAGTGCGTGCAAACGCTGCTGTCCGATAACGAACGTTTTGCGTGTTTTCGCTGCCTGAGACAAGCGGATGGCGGAAACTATCGTGACGAGCGACACCCGGTGTTGAGATCGGTTCCAATAACGCGTTTCAGGGGGTGCGCGTCCTTTACACCCTACGCTGTATCTAGTGCACTCTCCGCCGCAGCTCTGGCAACCGACGTCGTTATCGATTGGCTAAAGGGGCATTCGACACCCCGCTTCCGGACGCGCCGCATTGAGAATGCGGACGTTCGACAGTTTTCAAATCAGGATCTATCGCCATTGAAGAAATGTCCAGCCTGCCAGAGTTCCTAACCAGTAGCCCCTTTGTCGGTAAGGGAAAGATTCTGATTGAGCGAGAGGTTTGGCAAAAGATCATACCTCATCGTCAAAGAGACACCGCGGCTCCTGAAGCAGGAGGAATCCTTCTCGGCTACAGACGTGGCGAACACTTACACGTTATCGACGCGACACTTCCACAAGCCGAAGATCATAGTTCGCGATTTCAGTTCACGCGCGCAAAACAGCCGCATCAGGATATTGCCCTCGCACGGTGGGAGGAAAGCTCCGGAACTATCGACTACCTTGGAGACTGGCACACTCATCCGGAGGGCAACCCGTCTCCGTCTGGGCTAGACGCGAGCGAGTGGCGAAAGATTTATCTGCCGCGAGCCGTCCCCATGCTATTCATCATTCTCGGGCGGTCGTCTGGCGTTTGGATCGGAGTTGGGTCCGGAGTACGGCTGAAGGGAAAAAATTGCGAATATCCGGCATAACGCGCGAAGAATGCACCACGTGAATTTACAATCAGCTACGAGCGTGGAGCAGCCCAACCTTGCCGTTTTCGACCTGACAATGGCTGACTCGATCACTTCGGCGGCCCACCGATGAGGATCATTGGCTTGCAGCGTTGGCCACTGACTCATTCGAAAGTTAAAAGGCAGAATACCCACCTGCCCCTGACATCAGGTCGTGAAATCTGCGCACGCTGAGTGGCGCTTCCGGATCAATAACAATCACAACGAGATGCACCTCTCCATCCCCGGACCGAAACGATTAACCTATCGCGCTGCGCCGGATTTGCAATGATGAACGCCTCCTCTGGAAGCACTATCACGCACATTCAGCTGCACCACTGGTTAGCCCCGTTTCCTCGAAATACGGCGTAAGCCGCGCCACCGCTAGCGCCTCAACTTCTCGCATGCGCTTTTCGATTTTCTCGTACGCGCGCTTGTACGTCATGTGACTCGCGCCGAAGCTGCGTTCGAGATCGCGAAAGCTGATAGTCGCGCGAACGTGGTTCGCATACAACCGGGCGAGCAGACAGTCGAGCGCAAGAATCGAAATGCTCGGAAACGACGGCTCCAACCAACGCGACAGGCTCTGGATCGCTTCAGCGCGCTCGGCGAGGAAGTAGTAGCGCTTCACGCCGTCGTCGTCTCGCGTGTCCCCTATTTGCCCGAAACGCGCGATCACCGTCCATCGCTCGACGTCCATCAGCTTAGTGCGGACCGCGCTCACCACGGCAGCACACTGCGCCCGCACTTCCACCATGTCGAGCCCGCTGAAGTTCACCGTCGATTCGGCGGCCGAGCCGGTCAGTTGCCCGAGCCATTTGCGCTGTTCCTCGGACAGCTCGGGCTCGAGCTCCATTGCCCGAATAAGCGCCGTTCGAAGCACGTTCTTCGCGCGTGGCTCGCTCGCCAGAATCATGAACGACACGTGCAGCGCTTGGCGAGTGCTGTCGAAAATGAAATCCATCTGTTGTCTCATGGAAGAACGCGGAACGGGGTGCCCCAGTACACCAGCCAGTTGATCAAGACCGTACGTATCTCCTCGCTTCGAGGAAACCGCATTTCGATTTGGCCGTCGTCGAGCTCGACACCCTCGAGCGGACAGCCGGGGAATGCAATGAACCTGTTCCCGGTAAGCGCTTCACTTCTCCGTATCGCCATCTTTGCCACCGGTTCCACGATGTCGCTCATATTGAAGTAGAGATGAGCGCTCACGACATCCCCCGCACGTCCCATGCGCTATCTCCGCTCTCGATGAATGCGCCGAGCACGCCCGAATGCCTATTGCGATGCACGTATGCCTTCGTCCGGAAAACGCCCGGCCCCACCCAACGGCCATCGCACTCCGGGATGCGCGATCGGTGCATTTCGGGAATAAACGCATCCACCTCGACGGCCGCGACCAACTGGCGCTTAACGGTGGCGATTCGAGCGATTCGAAATACTGTCGCGTCGATCTCGCGCTTCCGCTCACAGACGATAATTCCGCCACGTCCGCGATGTCTCGGCACGCTATACGAACCGTCCGGAATCTCAACCCACATCCTCACTGGCAATTTGCTTCTCCCATCTTTCGAGCCCGTACCGGCTCCCATTCCTCATATGCCCGATCCCACACATCGAACTTGGCCTGCTTCGGCGTGCCGACCCGGTTCTGATCGATCCACGCGTGACACGCGCCGCAACCGGGAACCGTAAATTCGTTTCTCGCCTTCATCGCCCCGGCCTTCCCGTGGCGCGATTGGTTCGAGTGGCACGGCACAACGGTTTCGTCGAGCGGGTTAAGACGGCACACACCCGGCACACGCAGAAAGCACGGTTCGCCGCGGCACGCCGCCAGATACTTCGAACCCTCGGCAACGGTCGGCCGCTTGATCCGCTTCACGATCGCCTTCTGACGCTTCAGCGTCGCCGTTCGCGTCAAGCTGCTGAACGGCGAATGCGGCTTTCGTTTGAATCCCGTTCGCTTCATTGGCGCCGATCGCGTTGCGCAACGACTGCGCAGGAACGAATCATCCGGTCCATGGCGAATGCCGCGTGCGCGATCGCCGCGTTACGTTCTCGATGCTGTTCGGCTGCTCGCTTCAAGAGCTTCTCTTGCGGCGACTCAGTCGGCGGCGGAAGTTCCTTGAGCAAGCAGCGGTACGTCGTGGGGCGCGAGCATTCGATGCGCTCAACATACTTCTTGCCGAGAAGGTTTCGTATGCGCCCCTTCACCGTATCAGTCGTCATCGACGCTTCGTATCCGATCTGCTCAATCGTCAGCCCGCGGCGGCCGGCCTTCCGCTTCAAGCAATCGCAGATCAGCCAGTTCCCCGTGCTCAAGCTCACCGTCTTCTTCACTCGACCTCCTGAATCGTGATGCCGTGCTCTCGGAGCATCAGCTTTCGTTTAATGACGTAGTCCTTGTTCTTCCGTGTCACCGCTGATTTCACGTCCTCGACCACAAGCTCACCCACCGAATTGCGATAGGTGAAGTCGGCAACGTACTCGACTGCTCGCTCGATCGAACCGTCGGAACGCCGCTGACGCGCGATCAGCCCGACGTCTTGTTGCTTGATCAACTCGAACCATCGCGACCGCTCGCGCTTGCTGTCGAACCTGATGCCGTCGTGCTCGCACTTCGTGTTGCGGTACTTCGAGCGCTTCGCCGTCTTTACCGGCGTGAAGAGTGGCCGGTCGAGGTCGCCGGATGCGATTTCGTCGAATTCGGAGTTCGGCTGCTGGCCCGTGCGGCGCGCCAGCTCGCGCTCGGCGAAGCTGCGACCGATAGTTCGGTCGTCGCGCACGCGTGCCGTGCCAACCATCGCCGTACCCTCGGGAACAACGAGCGGCCATGAAGCGCGCTTCGTCACGTCGCCTCCTGATCGCGCGGGATGTCGTTGAAGTACCGGTACAACTGCTCGTAGGTCTCATTCCCGAAGCGGGCAGCCTCGCGCAGCATTTCCTCCATCGCCTCGCCTGGGCCGGCCGCCTTGACGACGCGCGCCTTGAAACGCATGAACACTTCGCCCTCGCGCTGCTCGATGCCGAGTTGCTTACCGCGGTCAGTGACACCTTGCGCGCTCTTGTGCCAGTCGGAAGGAACGTCCTGCCCGCTCGTCGTCGTGCCGTCCGGCTTCACCGGGAACAGCCCCGTCCAGCCGCGCAATACCGCTTCGTCGATGCAGTCCGCCGGGGCATGCCCAAGCTCTCTCAGCTTCTCGAGGCGGCGCAGCGACACTTTCGCCGCCGGGCGTGTCCACGGCGCCGACTTCTCCGCCGCTTTCGCCTCGCGGTGCTCGCACCAGTCGAGCCACGCGTCGACGGGCAACCAGTCGGGCAGTTCGATCGATCGCAGTTCGCCATGCAACGCAACTCGCGGCGCACGCCGCGCGGGTTGATGGTTCTCTGATGGTTCTATGACGGTTCCTGATGATTCGGGTGCAAAAGCTTTGCACCCTTTAGTGCTGTGATTTGCACCCTTTATGTCGTCAGTTGCACCCTTTACGTCGTCGTTTGCACCCTTTCCATTGGGTGCATTTTTTGCACCCTTTGAACCCGAGGAAATGGGCGCAAGTTCTGCACCGTTTATCCAGTCCGAATTGATTCGGTATTCGCGCGTATTCCCACGCCCGCCCTTCGACTCGTTCACGAGAATTAGCCAGCCCGACTGCTGCATCCGGCGAAGCTGGTACTGCACTGCACGCGGTGATTGGCGCGTCTTCGCAGCCAACTTGTCGACGCTCGGATAGATGTGCGTGCCGTCGTCGTGCGAATGGTCCGCAAGTGCCAGCGCGAGAATCATCTCGCCGCCGCCTTCCGGATAGCGCTCGAACACCGCGTTCATAACCTTGACGCTCATAGGCTCCTCAGTGCCCGCACGGCAACGCGCCGTCAGCGTCAGTCTTTGCGCCACATGACAGACACGTACGCGTGGCCGCTGCGCGAGCTGTCACCGCAACGGGCGTCACTTCGCCAGCGCGCGCCGGAACGGGCTCTTTGATGTCGGTCGGAGTCAAGACGCTCTCCCGAGAGTCAAGCGATAGGCGCTCGGGTGACCGGGCCGGCGCGTAATGCGCAGCGCACCGGCCTCCTCCAACGTGCGAAGGGTCGACGACACGGTCACGCGCGTCACGCCCGCGAATTCCGCAATGGCGTCGATCGACGGATCGCAATTCCCCTGCTCGTCGGCCAACCGCGCCAAAAAGATCAGGATCACCTTGGCCGTCGGCGGGAACTGCTCGCGCATAGCGCGGTTGAGGTGCTCGAAACTCATTCGGCGGCCTCCTGTGCGCTTTCCGCGTCGTCAATGCCGAGCACCCATCGCAGCGCCGCCAAGCGCTCGCCCGTCGCCTCCGCGAGCGCCGCCTCGATCTGCTTACGCGGACGTACGCGCGCCGCCGTACCGCCGAGCACGGCCTTCTGCGCACGCGAGCGCGCGTGCCCTTCCTTGCCGTCAGCGGCATCGATCAACGCCTGAACCTTCGCGCGTTGCTCGTCGGGCGACAGCTTCGCAAGCTTCAGCGCGTGCGACACAGTGATCTGTTCCGCCTCAACAGCGTCACGCACCGCCATGCAGCAGTCGAGCAGCTTCAATGCGGAGCGCACGGTCGGCACCTCGACGCCGAACACGACGGCGATAGCATCCTCGGTGTGGCCGACGTCGAGCATGCGAGCCATCTTCTCGGCCCGGTTGATCGGCGAGTCCTCTTCGCGGATCTCGTTCGTGCTGACCATCATTCCGACAAACGACTTGTCGCTGTCGCGCATGACGCGCTTCGGGATCGCCGGAATCGTGATCGGCTCCTCGCCCGCCTCGATCAGTTGACGGTTCAGCTCGCGCGCGTTGATCACGCGGCGACGGCCGTCGATCACGAGGTTCTCGCCCGTCTCCGGGTCTTTGTAGAAGAGCACCGGCTCAAGCACGCCCTGCGCCCGGTAGTTCCGAACCGTCTTCGGGTTCGGCGCCTGATGTACGCGCCGGTCGTACAGCGGGTGCTTCGGGTCCGTGACGAGCGTCAGCTTGTCGGGGTCCATCGAAAGGACGTTGCCCTTGCCCGACGCCCCATAGACGTCGATTGAGTTTTTGGCCATCAGTGGCTCCTATTGAGATAGTTTGTGAATGGAGCTATTCGCAAAGCCCGTATGCGGACGAGCACGTCGTCGCAGGTTCTGCGTCCGCGAGAAGGTCGTATTGCCGACCGCCACGAGTCGTCTTCGACCACTCGACGACTTGCCAGATGTTTCCTCGCTCCCGCGCCGTGTCCGTCTCGCCTGGGGCCGGGAAGAAGGTGGAGTTGCCACGCTTCGACGCATCCGAAACGATGCCTTCCCACTCGGCGATCATCTCGATGTGGTCGCGGTCACGCATATCCCATTGCCGGATCTCGTCTTTACCAGCATTGATGCAGAGGCAACCGACGCGCTTGCGGCCTTGCAGGTAGAGCGGGTTCGGTCTGATACCGGCTACGCGGTGCGCTTCGAATATGGATTCGGCCGTCCAGCGCAATACCGGCCGATAGATGAACAGCCCCCCGCCGACCTCTTCAAACGATCGGACGCATGCCCCTGTGCCCTGCAGGCGGTTGCGGCGCGCCTCGCTCTCCTCGATGCGGACACCTTGCCAAGACCACACAGCAACACCCGCCTCATCGATCAGGTTCAGCGCGTACTCATTCAGAGGCTCAGTCTTGAGGAAGTACGTGCAGAACTGAGCCATGCGGCTCGGGAAGCGCCCCTTGATGATGCAAAGGTCGAGGAAGGGGATGCCGGTCGGCCCACGCTCGAACACGGCTAAGGCGCGCAGGACGACGTTCTCAGGAACACCCTTCTCCGGCCACTTGTCGCGAACGTAGTCGCGCCGATGCCACCACTCGGGAGTGAAGTCACGCTTGAGACGCGCCACCGGGATCGACAGGACGTCTTCGAGATAGTCGACATACTCGTAGGTAAGACGGTGCTCGTTGCCTGTATCCGCCATTGCGACACGGACGTTCTCGTGTCCGTGCAGCTCGAGCGCGACGAGCAGCGTCGCGGTGCTGTCCTTTCCGCCGGACAATGAGACGACATGAAGGATCGGGCGCTCGCTCATGCAATCACCTCCCGCATGAAAGGCTGTACTGCGGATGCGATATGATCTGCGCTCAGAAACGCGCCCGTTCCAATACTGAGAGAGACCAACTCATGGCCACCATCGTCCACGACTGTCCTCATTGCCTTGCAACAAGAGCAGCGTTTGACGTCGCCTTCGCACAACCACATCCGACGCAAGGCGGTCTGTGGAACCTCCTCGCCATTTGCCCGGCATGCGGACTCGCTATATATGCGAAAGTCCGAAGCCCATCGCCGCACCACAACCCGAAGGCATACGTTGGGAACCTGATGCTGGCACAGGGCTATTTCGTAGCAGCAGTGTTTCCAGAGGCAGAGCAATCGCCAGCTCCGGAGCACGTCCCGGAGGCTGCGGGTAGAGCATATGAGCAAGGGGCGCGATGTCTGGGTCGAAGCGATTTCACACCCGCCGCAGCTATGTTTCGGCGCTGTTTGGAAATTGCCCTCAAGAAGTTCAGTCCGGACATTGAAGCGTGGAAACTCGAGAAGCGAATCGATAGGCTCGCGGACGCTGGCAAGATCACGCAGGATCTGAAAACCTGGGCGCATCGGGTCCGCCTTGACGGCAACGATGCCTTGCATGAGGAAGAAGAATTTACACGCGAGTCGGCCACCGAGCTTATGGAGTTCACGAGACTGCTGCTGACTTATCTCTACACTCTTCCCGAGAAAATTCGACTTAGGTTGGGACAAGCAGACGCTAATTCGGCAGACACTTCGTCCAGTACATGACACGCGCGTTGCCCAAACTGCTCGATCGGCTTGAACGAAGCGCGCCAGCTCGCCCTTGGCAATACGGCAGCTCGAGACCGATGCGGCGCATCGAATCTCGTCAATCTTGCGATCTTGGAAATTGAACAAATTCACAAGCCGGCGGTTCATTCGGCCATGCCGCGCAGCCGCGCGGAGATATCGAGAAGCACCTGCGCGTGCTTGAAAATTCGGTGATCCACGCGCTCGATCTCGTGCCGCTCGACACGGCCGTCTTCGAGCGTCTTCACGATCTCCTGTCCGACGTCGCCGTGCGTCGACCACGCCTTGCCCATCAGCTCGACGATCGCGGCGTCGCAGCAGTCAACGGCGCTCGGCAACTTCACGAGCGCGTAACCACGCGCCGCTGCCCACGCTTCGAGCATCCGATCGTCGTTGGTCACGTCCGTCGCGCGAACCGCGTCAGCGAGCCCGAGGTGATGCGTAGCGTTGTTCGGGTTCACCTTGTTCCGCAGCACCGCCGCCGACATACCGAGACGCGGCGCGAGCGACTCACTGCCGCCCGGGTAATCGTGAACAACCGCGTATGCGGCGTCGATGATGTTCATTCAATCCTCATCTGAACGTTGTTTGTCGCGGTAAGGACTACTAAAGTGTGTCCCTATGATGCGAACGAAAATTCAATTTCCTCAACCGCGCCATGCAGGCGCGATCTACTGCATTGGGCGAGGGTCCCGAGCTTTCGTCTTAGAATTGGCAGCTCTCACACAACCATTTCCATACGGGGACCCCCATGAAGGATCTAAAAGACGTGGCTGACCGGATCTGCGAACTGAAGGGCGAAAACATGGCGCTTCTTGCAGTCGTTGACGCTCTACTTCGGTCGATGTCCAAAGATCAACTCAATCGGTTCATCACGGAGCACACTCAAGCACTTGAGGTGGCTCGTGTGACATTGCTCAACAGCGAACGGGCCGGCGATGGCGTCCTGTCGTCGTTTGAACGGTATTCCGAAGGCTTCTCCAACTTGGCCCAGTCGATCCGATAGCTGCCTCGTAGTAACGGACCGCGGCTTTCTGGCGCTCAGTCCGCAAGTTGAGCGCCGGCCGAATCAGCCACAGGACGAAACGCGCGTACATGCGCTTCATGAAGTCTCCTTCTGTTGGGTAAGCGACTCGAAAACTCAAGGAATATCGACTTTCGAACGGTGATCCACTGAACCGCGTCTCGGAAAATGTCTTTCGACTCGTGCGAAGCGGCGTCGAGATCACGCGAATCTAGTCGCCAACGAGGCAGTAATCGCGCGTAGACGAACTCATCGTTGTAACGTCGATTTCGCGGCCGTACTTCTTCGCGAGGTGTTTCCACAGAGCGATTTCGAGTGCCGCGGGCATGGCAGTTTCTTCGACGTAGAGGTTCGCGCCGTCGCAGTGGATCTGGGTGCCGCCATCAGCGACCAATCCCAGTTCCACTACCGGCCCCTGCCCAGCTCGTAAGCGCGCGTTGACGCTCTGGACGCACCGGACTTCAATACCATCAATCGAGACGCGCCCCGTTCCAATGGGACTTGCCTCGATCGTCACAGCGCACTTGTCGTTAGCATTTGTCACGTTGACTCCTTCCGCTGGCCCGTAAGGGACAGCATGCCCAATAGGATATCGTTAACCCAAACAAGATAAAACAACTGAAAGCGATTTCGCCCCTTACTTCATTGAACCCGAGGGCGTCATCCCGCGAGCTCCTTCTGCTCCCGCAAGCTCTCGTCGCCGCGCAGCATCAGTTGGCGCAAGACGACCCAACCTTGGTAGTCCGGCCGGAGCGTTTCGCACACGACGCGCGGATCATCAACGGCGCGCTCAACAAATGGACAAGCTTCGATCGGCGCACGGCGGTCCCGCTTAATCCAATTACTTGCAGCTTGGGGGGATACGCCGACCCTCCTCGCAAAGTCGGCTTGCGAGTCGCAAAGGCTGACTGCGAGGCACAACGTTTCGAATGGTGAGAGTTGCGACGGAGTGTTCATGCGCGAACGATAAACCATAGTTTATCGTCAGTCAACTCTCGTTTATTGATCGAATATACAATTGTTTATAGAGTCCGGCTCATGGCACTCGGAAAGAACGTCGCACGACTACGCACCCTGACGGGCGAAACCCGTCCGGACCTTGCGCGCGCTATCGGCATCGAATCACAGCAGCCGATCTATGCGCTGGAAAAGCGCGACAGTAGCCGGTCGGATCTTGCGCCACAGCTAGCAAAACACTTCCGGGTTGATTTGAACGTGTTGCTTGAGGACGATTTGTCGCGCCTCGACAGCGCGGGACTTGACGCGCTGCGTCGATCGCGAAAACCGCCTGTCGGGGCGGGGAAGAAGGTGAAGATTCAGGAGAGATTTGATGCTGCTCCTGAGTCGATACAGCAGGCCGTCCGCGACCTCCTCGAGCTGCCCATTGCGGACGCAGAAAAAGTCGCGGCCCTGATAGCCGCCTTTCGCGGCGATCGTTAGTGGACGTCTTGCAATGTTTGCGCTATAGACTCGACGGCGTCGTCAATGTCACCGCAGACATCCCCTGCAATCCATCTCCCGCACCGCGCAAGGTCGCTCGTAATGCATGATTGATCCGACCGATCCGACAGTGCATCAATCGCGGAGAAGATCGCTTGTAAATGTCGAATTCTCTCTGCCGCGAGAATCCCGAGATCCTTTGCAATAAGGCTCACGGACTGCAACGCCCCCGCGGCAAACTCCCTGTTGTATTTCTTCAAGTGGCCACCTCGTAGGTCTGATTGAACGTTCGCAGGGTGCGCGCCTCTCGGCATCGTCCATCGAGAGGCCCGCCCAATCGGCTCTACTTCCTGCGAGGTTGCCAGAGAGACACGGATATCAAGCTCACGATGGCCGCTGCTATCACGTAGAATGCCGGCGCGAGGTTGTTGTGCGTGGTCGCAATCGCCCACGTAATGATCGCGGCGGAGAATCCACCAAAGGTGATCACGGCGAGGTTGTACGAGATCGAAATCCCAGTCGACAGAACCCCGTCTGGAAACATGTCGCTAAGCGCCGCCAGGATTGGCCCCTCGTAGCTGGCGATAACGAGCCCGAACACCACCTGGAACACGAGCAACGTCTTCAACCCTGGTGCGGCATTCAACATAGCGAACAGCGGATAAGCCGCGACGATCGCAACGAGCAACGCTCCCGCAAGGAACCAGCGGCGCCCAAACAGATCGGAAAGGTGTCCAATCAAAGGTGTGACGAAGAGAACAATTGACGCGCCGACAAGCACTGCGATGAAACCCGTAGAAGACGGGAGTTTCAGAACCTTCGAAGCGTAGGTCGGGATGTAGAACAGTAGGACATAAGAGCAAACCGTCCAGAAGACGACTAAACCAAATCCGACAAGCGCCTCACGCGAAAAGCTCCTGACGACCTCGACGACCGGCGCACACTCGCCCAAACGCTCGTCTGCGGGAAAGCCAGGGTCGTTCAGCCTACTGCGGATATAAATCCCGACCGGGCCGAGACCGAGTCCGAGAAGGAAGGGGATTCTCCAGCCCCAAGATTCGATCTGCTGCTCATCGAGGCACTTCACGATAAACACCGCAAGAACTGACGCAAGGATAATCGCGAACCCGATACTCGCCTGAATCCAGCTCGTGTAGTATCCATGCCGCTCGGCCGGCACGCGCTCGCGAAGATACGCTGTCGCACCTCCCATTTCCCCTCCAGCCGAAAATCCCTGAAGTAGACGCGCGACGACAATCATCAGTGGCGCACCAAGCCCTGCATCTTTGTATGTCGGCGCGAATCCAATCATCGCCGTCCCGGCGGTCATCAATGCAATCGTGACCGTAAGTGCTGCTCGGCGCCCCACTTTGTCCGCAATTCCGCCAATCACGATGCCACCGATCGGACGCATAAAGAAGCCTACGCCAATCGTCGAAACCGACAGCAACAGAGACAGGTTGTCGTCCGTCGACGGGAAAAATAGTTTCGCAATAATGACTGAGAAGAAACTATACGAAATGAAATCGAACCATTCGAAACCATTTCCGACGATGACGGCGATTACAGCTCTCCGATGCGTGTCGGAGCTCGCACTCGGCGCTGCCTCGCGCGCGTACGTTGATGTTTGCATTATTTCGTGCCCTCGGATTATTGAGTTATTACGGCTATCAAACAAGATTTGATCGCGCACGAAATATTACGTCTATTTACGAATTACTTACTATGAAAAATTCTCGGGGCAGCCTGACCATAAGGAATGATGCAAATTGAACCAATCGTATGACTTATACATGCGTCAGTAGCCACTCGCGAAACATCGTGACCGCGGGCGTGTCTCGGCGATCCGCAGGCCAGATGACCTGATACGCGCCGCCGAAGCTTGCATGCGCATCCGACGCTAAAACCAGCTTCCCGCTCTCAACAAGTGGCGTGATCATATGCTTCCAGCCCAAAATTGCTCCGTGCCCATGCAGTGCCAGTTGCAGCAGTACTGGGTAGCTGTTCGCAGAAATAGTTCGAGCCGGACGAAACCCGATTTCGCCGACAGTCAGGCGAAACCAATCTCGCCATCCCATCCACTGACGCTGCTGTTCCTCCGCAACAAGTAAAGTTGCCTCCATCAAGTCCTGGGGAGGCACGCGGCGCCCCGCGAGAAACGTCGGCGCGCAGTATGCGTGAACGTCCTCCGCGATGATCGCCGTTCCAGCAATGCCGGGGGGAGGAACGTCGCGAATGTAGTAGACGCCAATGTCGAATTCGGCCGCGTTCAAATTGAACACGCCTTCTCGAACAAGAATTCGCACGGAGACTTCCGGATGCTCCGCGCTGAACTCGGCAATCCGATCCGCCAAAAACAATGTTGCCGTGCCGGACGCGCACGCAATAGTAAGGCTGTGCGGAGTCTGCTCCTTCATCACAAGTGCAGTTGCCTCGACACAGTCGGCCAAAATCGCATGCACCCGATCAGCGTACTGCTGGCCCGCGCGAGTCAAATGCAAGGCCTTGGCATCTCGGACAAACAGAGTTGTCCCAAGAAACGTCTCGAGCTTCACAACCTGTTTGCTAACCGCGCCTTGCGTCACATTCAATTCCTCGGCTGCTCGCGTGAAGTTGCCGTGTCTTGCGGCTGCGTCGAAGAAAACAAGGCACTGAAGAGGTGGGAGAGGTTGAATTTTCATAATTGCGTCCAATTCCTCCCAAGAATTTACAGGCTGATCCGCGTCTTCGCCACACGCGGTCGAACTCGCCCTCCCGCACAGGCACAAACTTTTGTTGACTCTTGATAAACTCTTGTTTATTCTTCAATCCATACCGCAGCCTTGCTCGCTGCACCGCTCCGGCGGATCGATCTTTAAGAGTGCCAGCGTACCGGGACCCGCAAGGGAGCAACCGGTCGGCTCTACGGTGTAGCCGAAAAACGGGGTAGCGCCCGACACCACTCAGCTTTCATGAGATGGGGTCCTGCCGATGCGGACGTGGTCTGGCCGCGGCGAGGGAGCCAGAGGACGCCGGAATTGGTCGCGACGCACGTGGCGGTTCGCGAGATAGCCGGATTGTCGTTCGGAGGGGAAAGCGAAGCCGGAAGTCGCGGCAGTGGCCCCATCCCATGAAAACTGACAAGGAAGCAGATCGATTGGTGTTACGTCCTGATCGTTGTATTGAATTCGAACTACTAAATCATGAGGGGAAGCGAGGATCGTAATCGTGACTCTTCGAAAGGAGATCCAGTGGAATCGAAGCGGAAGCTGCCGACCGTGTCGGTCGAGTGGCTCGAAAACGCAGCAGCTGACCTCGAAGTCAGCGCAAACGCGAGCCGTGAGACGTGGGCGGTACTCGGCCTATCTCATCGGTACAGCGAGAACATCGGCCGCGCCCATGCAATGCGGCACGCGGCCCGGTTGAAGCTCGAATACGACCGACGCCTCTTTCTACGGTCGATCGGGCTCAAGGTCTAGGAGCCGATCGTGAGCCAAGCCGCAAAGAACCTCCTCGAACTGCGCCGTCTGCCTCGCGGCGCGCTTGTCGAGCATCTGCTGCGCGAGATAGCGCGCAGCTTGATCGAGTCAGGTGTCAGCACGTGACGCGTATCACCACTCTACACCTCTACTGTCGGCGAAACATCGCAATGGGAGTCCCGCCATGGAACAACTGCGCATCATCGAATACACGAAGGGATGGAACGACGCGGCTACGGCAAGGACTCCGCGTTCGACGACTATAGGCTATCGTCTCGGCTACGCTGACGCCCGCCGAACCTGCATTCATAATTTTTCGGCCACGCCCATTCGGCAAAACGCTTCGCTTGCTGTCACCCAAGATTGAAGAGCTTGGGCGCCACCGCGCTTTCTATCTTCGCAAGTTCGGATCGAATTCTCGACGTAATGTCGTCACAGCATGCGGACATCTCGCGGTTCGACTTGAAATACAGATCAAGAGAGTCCGAGTCCATGCTGAAAACGTCTTTAAGCGCGTGTTCAGCATTTTCTCGGAACTGCCGGATCGTTGATCGCAGCATCAACACCTGCGTTACTAATTCCGGGGTCTCGAGGTCATGCAAGGGGATACATTGCACGGCACGTTCAAAGTCCTCCAGCGCCGATTGGTCGAATTCGATTTCCGCTCGATAAACCCTTTCCAGCGTCTCCCGATCGATAAGACGATTCGTAGCTGCTTGGACTGTCGAGCTAAGTGCCTCGGAAATTCGAAGTACCGCTCTGGTACGCGTAATCCTCTGTTGCCGCAAGTTCGTCTGCTGCAAATCGCGGGCGCTCTTTCCGCTCCACCAAATCGCGGCTACGGAAGCGACGGCTTGAACCCAAGCCGCGCCGCCATCTGATGCGCGACTGATTTGGTAAAGAAAGGCCAAAGTGAAGCCAACGGCAATCACCGCCGCGAGCCAGAACAATATCCGTTCTTTTTGCATCGCCCTCCCCGTTCGTTGTGCGACACATCCTACCATGACCAACGCCCCGCAGCCATGCACATTCCGGCGCTCCCGGATCCATGTTTTTTGTGACCAACGCAAGCCATACACAGCAGTTCCCCGCCCGCCGCGCGCGGGATTTCCTCTCGGATAAGCGCGGCCTTTCGGCGGGGCGGCCCGTATGCGCGCCCCGCCATTTTTTACCGGAGATACCAATCAAAACCGCTTCGAAGCTCATCGTCGCGGCCGTGCTGTTTCTCGTGCTGCTGTCGATCGTCACCCCGTGGCTGGTGAATCAGGACAGCAGCATCACCCTGCTCGCCGTGCCGTTCGTGTGGCTGGCGTATGCCGCCGCCTTTGTGAAATTCATCCCCCCTCATTTCAAGGAGACCAAGTGAAACGCCTGTTTCCGATTCTGATCCTCGCGCCGACGATGTTCCTCGCGGCCGGCTGCGATAACGTCCCGGCCGGCTACGTCGGTGTGAAGGTGCAACGCTACGGCGACGACCGCGGCGTCAACGTCGAAGTGAAGGGGCCCGGGCGCTACTTCAACGGGCCCAACGTCGACATGTTCATCTTCCCGACGTTCACGCAGTCCTACGTGTGGGACAAAGCTGGCAAGTCCGACGAGTCGTTCACGTTCCAGACGGTGGAGGGCCTGTCGGTCAACACCGACATCGGCGTCAGCTACGCGATCCCGCGTGAGAACGCGCCCAAGGTGTTCCAGAAGTATCGGCGCGGAGTAGATGAGATCACGGGGGTCTACCTGCGCGCGATCGTGCGCGACGCCCTGAATCTCGCCGGCGCGTCGATGGCGGTCGAGGACGTCTACGGCAGGGGCAAGGCGGCACTACAGCAGCGCGTCGAGGACGAGGTAAAGGCGAACGCCGCGAAGGTCGGAATCAGTGTCGAGAAGGTCTATTTCGTGAATCAGATGCGCCTCCCCGAGCAGGTCATGAACTCGATCAACGGGAAGATCGCAGCGACGCAGATCGCGCAGCAGAAGGAGAACGAACTGCGTGCAGCCGAGGCAGACGCGGCAAAGCAAGTCGCGATCGCCAAGGGCGAAGCCGAAGCGCTCGAGGTGAAAGCGAAAGCACTACGCGAGAACAGCCAGATCCTGCAACAGATGGCGATCGAGAAATGGGACGGCAAGCTTCCCCAGTACATAGGCTCGAACAGCGTCCCGCTCGTCCAGATCAAGTAACGAAATTCTGAGCCCACGCCCGGCTCTCCCCTCGGATATGGGCGGCCTTTAAGGGTGGCCAGTTCGGCACCCTCTTTTTCCTCTGCGGAGATTCAAGAGCGGACGCTCGGCGGTGGCGGTTGGGTCCCGCCATTCCCTCAAATTGATGCCAAGCACTCATGCAACGCTGCCTTATGCGAGCGCTGAGTGTCCGCCCTTGAATCCCCGTCTGAGCTGGCGCCTGTAAGGGCCAGCACTTTTTCGAATTCCAATGATGCGCATGAGGGCCAAGTCATGAAAGAACTGCAACAAGCCGTCTCCACTGCCTTCTCGAACATCGTCGCGGCCGGCGCGATCGAGAAGGCGATCGAAGAAAAGTTGACGAAGACGATCACCTCGATCCTCGACGAAGAACTCCGCTCGTACTCGACCTTCGGCGAGCAATTGAAAGAGCACGTCAAAACCGCGCTGCAAGTCGATTTGCATAACCTTGGTCTGCCCGGATACAACGACCTCATTCTCAAGATCATCCGACAGCAGGTCGACGCGCAGTTGAACGCGACAATCGAAACGCAGATCGAGAAGCAAATGAAGGAGCTGCTCGCGCCCGCACCGGCCGAAATCAAGCTCTCGCAACTCGTCGATGAATTCAACAAGGACGAGCATACCAATCGCCAGTACCTCCCGTGCTCGTGCGATGAGTCGGATCGGATCACTCTGATTGTTCGCGAAGAGGGTCTCGCCAGTTCGAAGTTCTACCACGTCTACCTGGACAAGGAGAGCAACACCGAATACTACAAATGCCCGTATCGGATAGACGTCCACGACGGCCGGGTGTACAGCGTTCAGATCGATCAAAAAGACCCGAGCAAAACGCTGTTTGCCGGCCCCATGCATGGCTTCAAGCGCCGCCTTTTCCAGCTCTATGCCGCTGGCACGAGGCTGATCATCGACGGCGACGAGAACAGCATCAATACCTACTACCCCGGCCGCGACTATTGAACGGAGGCACGACATGACGAATGAGACGACACCGCGCGCGAACGGCATCGTGAACCTGACGCAGTACGCATTCGAGCTTGTCGGCGCTGTCGACAGGCTGCCTGAGTCTCCGCAGCGCGACGAGGTACTGAAGCAAGCAAAGGCTCTTCGGCTCGACCTCGCGACCGCGACACGGGAATCGCTCTTCGACGGCTTCGTTTCGCTCGAAGGGTTGCGAGCAAAGCTGCTCGCACCGCGCGAGATCCAGCGCGATGAACAAGGCTGGCTGACGCATCCCGAGCTTCCCCTCTGCGACGAGGATGTACGCGTCGACAGGTTCCTTGAAGCGTTCGGCATCGAATCGGCATTCATCAGCATGGAATCCGACGTCGATGCCGAAAGCTACGAGCAGTACTACGAGCGCGCTGACGCCGATTGCAGCGCATGGACGCCGACGCCACCCGATGGCGAAGGTTGGGTGCTGCTCGAGATCTACGACACCGAAGACGGCCCGCACGCGCTGTTTGCACGTGCAATTCCCCCCAAGGTGCGCCGCGATCGCACACGGCATACAACGGAGCCTACCGGACGCACACCCGCAGAACAAGCCGCCTATCGGGCGGGGTTCGACGAAGGTAAGAGACAAATGGCTCTCGTCGTCCTGCAATCGCGCAAGCCGATCGACAAGCTGTTGGAGGAACTTTGAGCGTGATGAAGAAATCGACGAACGCGAGCACCGAGGCGCAGCTCATTACTCCGGCGGCGCTGACGGACGAGCAGCGAGGGTTGATCGAACGCGCAGAAGACCGCCTTCGCGGCCGCGGTGCCGAAGACGCAGATGCAGCGAATGGGCTACTCGAGGTGTTGATTGCCCATCCTGCCCGGCCCATTGCCCATGACGAGGCAGCGCAACCCGAGAAGAGCTGCGCTGACGCGCCATACGGCAACGCCGAGAAAGCCGAAGATATGCGGATGATAAAGCTCGTGTTGGACGACTACACCCGCAACGGCATCGCCACGATGACTGAATCAGAGAAGGTCTCCTACTTGTCCGCGTCGCTGCTGTCCGCTTACCAACTGCTTCGAAGCGTCGTGGGCGATGAGTGGGTCATGGGATGGCTTGAAGCGGCTTTGCACGAAGTGATGACCACGCCGTGTGCGGTCGAGATCCGCAAACCGTCTTGAATCGAGGTTCGACCATGAACGACCAACAACAGAGCCGCGCTGATGAGCTGACGAGAGTTGGGCAGTTTCTAACTGACGTTGTAACGGCTGCCGGCCTGCTGTCGCACGGCCGTACCGATAAGAAGCTTGCGACGAGAATCAGTGACGGCGCATTCGAACTGCAAAGACATATCCACTATCTCGCCGCATCCCCTGTCTCGCAGCACGACAACAAGCCCGCAGCAGCGCCGGCCGACGAGCGGGCGGCGTTCGTGACGGTGATCGGCTACGAGCGGCCCGATACGGATGGCGTTGCGCAAGATGCATGGGATAGCCAGCGCGCAACGTGGCTCGAAGCGCTGGAGTACGCCCGCGCGGCAGCATCGCCCGCTGCGGAGGGTGAGACGGAAGATCACGAATGCGTGTACGAGAACGGCGATGGTGTATGCCGCCAGTGCGCGGAATTGGCAAAGCATCACCGGGCAGCAGCATCGCCCGCTGCGGAGCGAGTGACCGCCGCCCTCCAAGCGTTGTCAGCCGATGTCCATACTCTAGGCGACGGTTGGGCGAACGACGAAGCGATGATCGGTCTCGCAAAAAAGTACCTGCGAGTCGAGCCCAAGCCTGCATCGCCGGAACTTTCCCTATGGCGAGATTTTGTGCTCCTTGCCGTAACCGACGCCGCCCCGCAACCCGCGCAGGCCGACGCACCGGCCCATGCGGCGGAATGCCCGCATTGCGACGGCGAAGGGGTGATCGAGGGCGACAGCGGAACGAGTCCGTGTGCCTGCCAGCGGGATGCGCAGGAAGGTATGCCGACCTTTGGCGCACGAAGGGCGCAGGCCGACGCACCGGCAGAGGCGCGCGAGCGCGACGATCCTGAACTGATCGCGGCAAGCAACAAGGGCTATGCGGCCGGACTGCGCGATGGAAAAGCGCTTGGCGCTTGCGGTCCGCTGGCCCCCGCCGATGCGGGAGAGGCGGCAGCGTGGCGCTATCGAACGAGCGGCGATAACTGGTGCTATTGCGATGGAGACCCCGTCCATGTCTGCGACCGCGATTACGAAAAGCAACCTCTTTACACCGCCCCGCCCGCCGCGAGGGTGGCGAGCCTGACGAACAGCCAGCGCGAGGCAATCGAGTTTGCAGCCAAGACAATGGAGGCGCGCATGTTAAATGCCCATGCCTGTGTGCTCCGCGCCCTTCTCAATGGAGCCGACAAATCATGAACTGCAATTGCATAAGCAAGATCGAGATCAAACTGGCCAAACGCTACAGCGAAGAACTCGGCGTGGACGCTTCGGCCGACTGCCAATCGGCCGGATTCTCCATGTCTGACAATTCGATACGCGTGATCCACAAGACCGAGTTCAAGATCGTCGCGCAGGCGAAAGGATTCACGCGCGGAAAGCTGATTCCGGTCATTTCCAGCTACTGCCCGTTTTGCGGCAAGTCAACTGCCGAGGGAGCCAGCCATGGCTAAGAGGCAACTTGGAATCGCGCGCAGCAGCGTGCGCCTGGAATGGAGAATGCGCACTCATCCGTGGCTTGACATGAACACGCTCAAGCCGAAGTACAGCGTGCAGGCTTACGAGCCGAGTCTGAAGAAATGGGCGCATGTCTACGACGGCGGAACAAATAAGGCATTTTTCTTCGAGTCGTCTGAGGATGCCGCCGACTTCATCAAAGAAGTGAGGGAAGTCGACCATGCCGAATAACGACGCGCTGACGGTCAGCGAATGTCAGGTGATCAGCCGCGCAGCAGACGAGGCTCGACATTCCTGCCAGTACAAGCTTGCGGAAGAACTGGAAGCAATTCTCGCCCCCCATCCGAGCCAGCCGGAGCCGCGCTCCGAGGTGACGGATGACGACAAGCTCTGCGCAGAGCGCTATCGCTGGCTGCGGGAGCGAGCATGGTATGTCGATGCGGCTACGTACGCGCTTGAACTACGTGAGCGCTGGCGCAGCGGCAATGAGCCGCCGCCAGATGTAGACGAGGTGGAATGCGCCCTCGACGCCGCCCGCACCCAAGGGAGCAAATCGTGAGCGAGAACAGCAAAATCGAATGGTGCGACCACACATTCAATGCGTGGATCGGCTGCACGAAGATATCTCCCGGCTGCGACCACTGCTATGCCGAGCGCGAGCGCGCCAGCACGGCACTTCGCGTGGTTTGGGGCGCTGGCAATCCGCGCCATCGCACGGCCGCGTCCACCTGGAACAATCCGAAGCGATGGAATGCACGTCACGGGGAGTTCTTCGCGAAGCACGACCGCCGCCAGCGCGTATTCTGCGCGTCGCTCTCCGATGTATTCGACAACGCTGTGCCGCCCGCATGGCGCATGGACTTGTTCAGGTTGATCGGAGACACGCAGAATCTCGACTGGCTGCTGCTGACGAAACGGATCGGCAACGCTGCGGCAATGCTGTGCGAGATCGGGCTCGATCGCCTGCCGGATAACGTCTGGCTCGGCGCGACGATCGTCAACCAGGAAGAGGCCGACCGCGACATCCCGAAGCTGCTCGCAGTACCCGCGCGCGTACGCTTCCTGTCGATGGAGCCGCTGCTTGGGCCCGTGGATCTGGTGTCGAGCGGGGCTCTCTGGTCGGACATGAATGGGAACATCGTAGACGCACCCTCTCGTGGGCTGCGAGGTATCGACTGGGTGATCGCTGGCGGCGAAAGCGGCCCCGGCGCGCGGCCTATGCACCCCGACTGGGCCAGGTCGCTGCGGGACCAGTGCGCAGCCGCGAGTGTCCCGTTCCTGTTCAAGCAATGGGGCGAATGGTGTCCGCGGGGTCCAGAGAGTATGGGCTATCCGCTTGTCGACACCGCGCCACGTCGCCGGATCACCGACGTCGGAGAAAGCGGTCAGCGGCTCGGCGCACGCGGCGGCAGCGATTGCTGGATGCAACGCGCAGGCAAGCGCGCCACCGGCCGCCTGCTCGACAGCCGCACGCATGACGAATTTCCGAGGAGTCAGTCGTGAGCCGCGAGCGAAATATTCGGAACGACGTCGTACGTCGACTTGACGTGGTCGATCACTTGCTTGATGTGCCCGACGGCCGATCGTGGCTCAAGATCGTAACCGCTCGCGGTCTGCCCGTCCGAGCCCTCCGGATACAGAAAGACGCGCCAACCGACTTCGTAAGCGTAGTGGCTCGGAAGGCGCTCATTGACCCTCGCGATGAATTCTTCACGCGAAATTACTGGCTTTGCCATGATCGCCTCCTATCGAGTCAGTCAAGACGGAGAGATTCCCCGCTCATATTCCTCGAGGGCGCGCTGCTTCGCCTCGTAGACTGCTCGCGCGTCCTCCAGCCGCACGAAAAGCGCCTCATTAGGTGCGCGGTCCGTCGGGATTTTCGATGGATGCACAGCAGCCTCCGCTGCGTCCAAGTCTCGCTTCGCCATCTCGGCTTCGTATTGCAGTCGATCTCGTTCATTGCCAGCCCCCATTTTCGCCTCCTTTCGTTTCAAGGAATCCCATCATGAGTGAATTCCCGATCCTCTTTGCCGACCCGATGGTGTGCGCCATCCTCGACGCCCGCAAATCGCAGATGCGATGCTCTATCGGTGCAGAAGAGTAGTCACCTCGATCGTTGATTTTAGAGACCCGTGTCGTCTCGAGACGCCTTGTATCTGGCGTAAGCCTTTGCGGCTTCCATTGCTTCGTGGTGGGTCGCAAATTTCTCAAAGATCTTGTGCGTCATACCTACGATATGCGTCTTCTTCGCCGTATGGTCGCTCTTGCGCTCGAAACGCACGAGTGCGCGCCAAACACCCGAGGCCTCTTCGTGTGCTTCGCAAAAACACAGATAACCGTTTTCGTCGACAACCATATGTTCCGACATATCAGCGTCCGTATTGAACTGCACTACGCACTGATCACCCCGTCTACCCGGCGCCGAGCCTCATCTCGCCGGTATTCGATCGCCAGATCAGGCGTGAGTCACACCGGCTGGCAGCATGCGGATCGGCGCCTCGCGAAACAGCACGTCGCCATCGCGTGCGCGGACGATCGACATGCTCACGAGCACGCGCGGGCCAAGTGCATCGCTCTCCCGCTCGGTTGCCTCTATCTCAACGTCGTACCCGCGGTATGTGAATTGATCGAGCATAGCCCAGTTCAACCGTATCGCGCGAGCCATTCAACGGCGAACGATCGCGCCCGCTCGACGGCAGCCTCTTCCGTTTCATATGTACCGAGCGTCTTGAATGATGCTTCCGGGTGGTAGCCGATGTAGGTGAATGTCACCTGTGAGGCGAACTGGCCGTCTTCGGTCGCGCGCGGCGTGCAGTCGACGTGGTAGCCGCGCATCGTAAACAAATGCCTCATTTGGATCAGATCATGAAACTAACCGAGGCAATCGTAGCACTCCCGGATTTCATGAGTCTGACGGCGCAACGTGCGTGAGCGTCAGTGCTGGATTGAATTCACCGCAATCCACACTCGGGACGCTGTCTCGCCCGTCAAGACACGGGCAAACGCAGCACCGCACGTCGAGCACTCGTAGTGCTCTTCTCGACATTCGCCTTGGAACACGCCGGCGCCGACCATCGCGAGATGTGTCGGCTTGACCGTCGACGGTTGCCCATGCAGTTCAGTGCACTCGGCGCACAGCTTGATCGTCTCAAGTTCCACGGCCACCTCATCAATTTTTGAAACAAAACTGAAAGGAATCGTAGCATGACCGAACGCCTGATGACGCCGGCCGACCTCGCGATCGTCACCGGCAAAAAGCGATACACGAAACAAGCTGACTGGTTCAAAGCGACGTTCGGAATCAACGTCGTCACAGCCGCAAACGGAGCCGTCATCATGACTTGGTCAACATTCGAATCACTCCAAGCAAAAAGGGCCGGCCTCGTCGGGCATTCCGAAACTTCTACTGTTGAACTCTGCTTTGACTGATGGCTACCAATCGCAAGAAAGCGAAGTATCCGCGCGTGTACGCCAAGCATGGCGCGTGGTATTGGAGCGAGCCCGTTTCAGGACAATGGATTCGCCTGTGCAAACTGACCGACGACGAAACAAGGCTTGTCGAGCGACTGGCGGAAGAGCGGAAAAAACGCGAACGTCCAGAAGGATCTGGAGATATGCGTCCACTGATCGATCAGTACGTGCGTGAGAGCAAACTACTGCACAAGGAAAAGGCGTGGCCGAAGTATGGAGATTACGCCGGCAATGGATTTCGCAAGGTCAACGTCGCAGACGTGAAGCCAACGCACGTCCATAACTGGCTCAAGGTGAAATACGCCGGAAAACTACATATGCAGCGGGTCATGCGCGCATTCCTGTCTGGCTTCTTTCAATGGTGCGTCGACAAGGGGAAGCGGGATACGAATCCGTGCAGAGAAGTCAAGCTGAAGAAACCGAAACCGCGGCAAACCTACATCACCGACGCGCATTTTTCTGCAATCCGGAACGCAATGCTTGAGACTACGTACAAGCTGAACTCGGGGACGGACAGCGAGAAAGAAGTGGTAGCTGACGTACCCACCGGGCCTATGATGCAGTGCATCATCGATCTCTGCTACCTCACTGCGCAGCGTTCGACCGAGATCCGGACCCTGAAATGGTCAGACGTGGATCGCGAGGCCGGGGTAATTCATTTCGTCCCGAGCAAAACGGCGGACTCGAGCGGTGTACGGGTCGATTTCAAGATCACGCCCGAGATCAACGAAGTCTTGTTGCGGATTCAGCAAATTGATGGCCGGCCGACAATCGGTGACATGCCAGTCGTCCACACCCGGAAGGGGAAGATGTACGCTGCGAACACGATCCTGAAAGCGTGGAAAACAGCTGCCAAACGCGCCAACCTGTCGCACTTTGGATACACGGTGAAGGACATCCGAGCCAAAGCGCTCACCGATGGCGAACGTGCCGGGTATGACGTGAAGGCGCTCCAAATCGCCGCCGCGCACACCGACGAGAAGATGACTGAAACATACATCAAAAAGCGCAACGTGCCGGTGGCAGACCTGCGTCTAAGACTGCCAAAATCTGCTTGATCGTGTCTAATAAATGCTCGGCTGTTGCCCGCAAAGCCTCGTCGCTACGTGCTCATTTTTTGAGCAGAACATTAGACATAATCTGCCCTATGGCCTTTTCTGGCAAGGCTTACATAAATGTGCTAGCTGCTGATTTGGGATCAGAGGGTCGTAGGTTCGAATCCTATCGCTCCGACCAAAATTCCCGCAGTAATTCAGTGGTTTGCGGCGCGTCAACAGACGCGTCGCAAACCATCTCCAAATTCTAATCCCTGCGTCTCCAAATTCTCTCATCGGCGATACGCCTCTTGGGTGGCGGTCGCGCATAGATCGACGCCCGCTCACTGGTAACTATTAGCTCCACCAAACGGTGCGATTCAATTCGGCAGGGCTGGCATAAATCCAATTCGGTCGGGTATATTCGTCACATCTTTCGGGGGAGATGAATCGATGCCTGCCCAATGCTTCTTCACGCTCAATGGTCAACGCGTTTCCAATCTCACCTGCACCGGCTTCGGTGGTGTGATGGCGTTCTCGGGCAATAAGCAGTTCGTCGACAAGCCCGATGCAACGGCCGTCGCCAACGCTGGACCGATCCCCAAGGGCCGCTATTACATCGTGAAGCGCGACACGGGCGGCCGACTCGGGCCAATTCGCGATCTCGCACTGGATCTGTGGTCAAACAGCGACAGCTCGACATGGTTCGCGCTTTACCGCGCCGACGCCAAAATCGATGACGAGACCTACGTGAACGGCGTTAAGCGCAGCGCATTTCGTCTGCACCCAAATGGTCGATGGGGGGTGAGCGACGGCTGCATCACGGTCACGACGCAGGTGCAGTTCGACCAGCTACGTGCGTATCTCATGAAACAGCCGACCGCGAAGATCCCCGGAACCGACATCGAGTATTACGGCACGGTGGACGTCCGATGAAAACGTTCGTGCGCCTCGCCATCGCGGCGGTTCTGACGCCCTTCATTTTCTTCGGGCTGTCGCGCATCGACCCACTCGCGCGCTGGGTGGGTAGTGATGAAGCGTGGAACCTGCTCGGCCCGCTGTTCCGCGTGTTCGGCGTGACTGGAATCGAAGGCGAAGAGAACGTATTGCTGGCCGTGCTGCTCGTCGCCAGCTTTCTCGTGGCTGCGCTCGTCGTGCTGCTCGCATCGAGGCTACGACACTCGCAAGCGTAGCGGTCACTTCGGCGCCGCGACCATGTCGCCCGCGGGATAGCGCTGCAACATCGCGCGAGCGGCTTCAGCATTCGACGTCGTGAGCCACGCTTCCCAATCGTCCGGCCGAAGTATGACGACTGACCGCTTTTCGTCGCCCGGCTATGCATCCGCGACATGATCGAATGGTCACCAGCATTGACCGTGATCATCGCCATCGTGTGTGCCTCCCCGCCGTCCTCACCCTTCAACGGGCGATATCTACGATCAGGGGCCAAGCCTGCGTCCGTGCCTCATCAACCGTCCGATCGGGATAGCGCCCGATCTTGATTCGCTCCTGCTTACGATTTGCCTTCCGATAGAGAATGAACGCCTTGATACCGCTCGGGCCGGCGCCGATCGCTAGACCGCTTACCTTCGTGTCGTAGCAATACCGCCGGCCCTTCTGTGGCAT